GCGCGGGCCTTGGCGTCGCTCATGTTGATGCCTTCGAGCGAAGCCACAGAGATTTCCTCCAGGTTCCACTCGTAGCCGATGCCGGCCATGTGGAAGCCATGGACGAACTGCGTCTTGGACACGTCGGCGTAGGGCATGTCGAACCCGGCGCCGCTCATCCATTCGGCCTTGCCGGCGCTGTCCATCGAGTAAAACACGGTTCCCCGCGCCCACTCGCTGCCTTCGGTGACGACCGGGATCAGCGACGCATAATCGAACGAGGGGTACTTCACCTCGTAGATGTTGCGCTCGATGTTGTAGAACTGGGGAGTGACGAAGCCCAGCGCCTGCTGAGCATCGAGGAACTGGGCCGCGTGCATCGGGCTTGTCCTTTCCTGTGTGTTAGGGGTCAGCGGCGAGCGATGCGCACGAGGGCGCCGCTCGACACGGTGTCCTGGAACGTCCAGCCCGTGAGCGCGACGTTGCCGGTGGACGAAGCGGTGAAGATGCCGGCCGTATCGGGATCGCCGTCACCGACGTAGACGGCTGCTCCATCGGTCGTGTTCGACCCCGCCGTGACCCAGATCACACCGAGCGTCATGATGGCGCAGGTCGCGTACTGGGCGTATTCGTCGGCGGTGTCGGAGTTCGGGAACTCCATCTGCGTCTTGTCGGCGATGGTGATGCCGAGAAGCGCTGCGGACGGGGTCGCCGTGACGCCGTGATCGCCGGAGCCGCGGAAGACCGCGACGCCGAAACCGATGCCGGCGGCATCTTCGACCGTGCGCGAGATACGATTGCTCGTCTCGCCGTTCGCGACCATGCCCGGATAGCCGACCGGGAGCGTGGTCGCATAGGTGCTCTGCACCACTGCCATTGTTCAGGCTCCTTTGCTGAATGCCGGGCTCAGGCCGCGGTCTTCGGTTCCCAAGCGCCGCGGAGGGTTTCCGTACGCTTGGCATAGGCCGCATCGGCAACGGCCTTCGGGTCGCTGCTGTCGGCGGTATGGGTGCGGCTCTGAAGTGCCGCGCGGAACGGGTCGACCGGCTTCGCGTCCTTGGCGATGGCCTTGAACATGCCGGCGATCATGTCGTCGCTGGCGTCCTTCACCAGCTCGGCGCCGAGCTTCGACGTGACGACCGACTTGCGGATGTCCGCGTCGGTCAGGCCGTCGACCTTCACGTCGGCCACGATGGCGCGCGCCGTGGTGACGAGTGCGACACGAGCCGCAACCATGCGGTCCAGATCGGCCGGCTTCGGCGCGGCGTCCTTGATCTTCTGGTTCTCGGCCTTCAGGGAGCCGATCTCCTCGTCCTTCGCCTTGATCGCGGCAGCGTGCGCGGTTTCGGCATCCGCAGCCTTCGCCAGCGCATCGGCAACGGCCTTCTGGAGCTTGTCGATGGCCTGGGCGCCCTGATCGGTGGTCTGCACCGACAGTCCGTCCACGACCACCGTACGCAGGTTTGCTTCCGGCATGACCGGGTTCCTCTCATCGGTGGTGGAAATCGGGCTTGCGCCCCAGGTCACCGCACCGTCACCGATGCGGAGTTCGTGCCCGCCGCGCGCCTTATCGACAATCGCGACGTGGTTCATCTTGAAGTCGGACATGACCGCATCGAACGGCTGCCCGTCCGGGGTCAAGCCGTCGGCCATGGTCAGTTGCGCGTCGTAGCCCATCGACAGCTCGCGCATGCCGCCTTCGACCGCCGCGATTGCCTTAGCGTCGCGCAGCATCATCGGCACGCGGACGAAATCGCCGTCGCGCAGCACCTCGTCGCCGACCTCGCCGACCGCCAGATCCTTCCACGACGTGGCATCGACCTTGCCGGCGGGGTGCCCAACGGTGACCGGGACCCCCGCATAGGACGCTAACGCATCGCGACGGAACACGGCATCGGCCGGACGGTAGACGCGCACGACAGCCTTATCCGACACCCCGATCTCGGCGCCGGTGTAGGCCTGGACGTTGCCGGCCCGCGCCACGCGGGCGGAGACCACGGCATACCCATCGCCGGTCCGGCGGATCTCGCCGTCCAACGTAAGCCGGTCAGTGAAGTGCATCAGTCGGCCCTCAATTCCTCGAAGATCTCCGGCCCCAGGACGATGCGTCCCTGGTAGGGCTCGACCTTCTCAAGATCGATGTCGCCGCCGATTTGGATGGAGATGTGCGGCTGGTAGTCCGCCCAATCCCACGATGCGCCGGCCTCGATGATTTCGCGGTGGCGCCAGACCAGTTCGTTCGCGGTGATGAGCAGGACGATGTACTTCCCGTCGGCGCCCAGCCGCTCCATCTGGCGCGGCCCGCCGGCGCCGATCTCCACCTTGTCGGACCATGACGTGCCGACCTTGAACCAGTCGACGGGCGTTCGGCTGTAGGCAACGGTGACGTGCAAGTCCGGCACGATTTGGCTGAAGCCCTGCGCCTTCGCCCATCGCTCAATATCGCCCCGGTTCAGTACGTCGCGCCGGACGTACAAAGTACGGGGCTTCGCGTCGTTTGCAGCCATGCGCGCAGGTGCGTTGGACGGCGCCTCCCCAGCCACCGGCGTCACTGCCGCGACCATCGTCTCCGGCTCGTCTTCCTGCTCAGCGAGGACGCCGAACTCGTCTATGGCGGCCTCTAGGCCCGGCAGAGAGCCGTCCTCCGTGATGGAGTTGACCAGAGCCTCGCTCAGCGCCTCGATAGGCATCAGCGGCGGCGATGTCCCGCCGGTGCCCGCAATCGTCCGGGCCGCGTCCGCCTTAACCTTCAGGATGTCGGCGCGGTCCTTGTCGCTGACCTGCCAGAGCGATGCCCACCGGTAGTGGATGTCCGGATCGCGCTCTCCGAAGGTCGACCGGATCAGGCACTCATCGAGCCGAGACAGCGCCGGGCGCATCTCCAGCTCCTGCATGGACTGGATACGGTCGTAGTAGAGCCGGATATCACTATCACCCGTGGCGTTCATGCCGGCCGGCGAGCGCCCCAACAGCCGGGTAGCCGGAATGTCTGATGCCCCCGCTACCGAAATCAGGAACTCCTGCAGGACTTCCGGCAGATTTGCGAAGCTGATCTGCTTCCGATCATACTCTTCCTGCTTGTCCCTGATCAGGGACCGGTTGATGCCCTTGTTCGCCGCGGCGAGCGTGAACCGGGTCATAAGCTGCGTCCGGAACTCCGGGTGCATCACCTGGTCCATCAGGCCTTCGATGCCGAACACGTCCACGTTGGCCTCGAATACGAGGCTGGCGATGTTCGCCGCGGTGCTGTCCGCGTTCTGCACCGCCGACATGACCGATTGCAGCGCGCTGTCGCCCCATCCCCGGTTCGGGCCGAACGAGAGCCACGGGTCCGGATGCGGGCTGCCGATGAAGATCACGAGGCGGGACGGATGGACCATGGCGAGCCGTCCGTTGCCGCTCACCTGGTAGCTGGCCGGGCGCCCGTAGGTCTCCGACAGAGCGTCCTGGTCCAACTCCCCCGCGATGATCTCCCGACGAGACAACACGGTGACGTAGCGCAGGCCCCCAAGGGCGACGCGCTCAGGGTTCAGCGGCAGGGCCGGGTTTGTGTCCCCCGTCCCGATGTAGAGTGCCGAGCCGCCCCATAGGCGCGCCTTGACACGCGCATCGAGCAGCTTGCCCCACAGACCGAGCCGGGCCTCCTCCGCCTCCAGCTTTTCGATTTGATCGCCCTCGGCCTGCCAGTCGCGACCCTTGCGGATGCTGTCCAGAGCCGGCACGTCCACGATCTTCCGGGCCAGCCACGAGGACCGGTAGGTGTTCAGCAACTGCTCGTCGGTCAGGTGGGACTGCGCGTAGTAGACGCCGGCCGCCTTGTCGCGCGCAGGGTCGCCGAGCCCGCCGATGGTCGCTCGCAGCGAGTCATGGAGCGGGACGACGTTGGTCATCTGGTCATCCCACGTTGGCGTAGCTGAGCGGCGAGCCGGATCGCGGGGCGAACGCCATGATGAAGGCGTCGGCCTTGTTCGGCGACGCCACGTCACGCTTGCCCAGATCCTTCTTGCTCTCGACCTTCACCTTGCCCCGGTTGTCGAAGTCCCGGCGCGGGGTGGACAGTTCGTCGATCAGCGCGTCCAGGTGCTCGCAGTCGCTGGAGATGCTGATCAGGTCATCCTCCGCGATGCGCTCGCCCTTGGTGACCGCGTTGTAGGTGCTGCGGAAGCGCCTGGAGACGCCCCACCAGGCCTGCGCCTTGATGTTCGCGTAGTAGTCGCCATTCAGCGGCGACTTCGGGTCAGCCGGGTCGATCCGCTTGTCCTTGTTCAACACCTCGCCCCCGGCATTGAAGCGGTGGTAGGCGATGTTGATGCCCTTCTCGTCGTTCAGCGCCTTGAAGTGCGCGCCAGCGAAAGCACCCACGCCGATGCTGTCATAGTCGATCTCGGCGCCGCTCTCGGCAGCCAGGGCATGGACACGGGAAGCCGACTTCAACAATTCGTCCTCCCTGCCCTTCCACTCCTCCACCGCAAGGGCGACGATGCCATGCGCCAGTACCGAAGCGTTCTTGTCTGCGCCGTCGTCGGCCACGTCGAACCCGACACGCTTGCGACCGGACGGCGCTATGCCGAGCCGGACGTGCGCATCGATCGCCGCCTGGATCCACGACCGCTTGATGATGACGGAATCGTCGTCCTGCCTCGGCTCTCCGAGGTAGATGTGCCGGTACTCGTCTTCGTCCTCGTCTCGCGCCGCCTGGATCACGTCCAGGATCGTCTGCGATAGGAACGGGTTCTCGTCGTAGTTGATCTGCCGCTTGATGGTCTTCGGCGGCGTGTTCGTGATGAAGCGGCGGTAGACGAAGTCCGTGGTCAGGCGCGGGTTGAAGATCACCCAGAACTGCGACGCCTCGCTGCGAAGCGTCGGCTCCAGTACCTTCCACTGCTCTTCGGTGAGGTTGTGAGCCTCCTCGATCCAGCAGATGTCGATACCCTCTAGCGACTTGATCTCGTCGATGTGGCGCCAGAGGCCGTAGAACATGAACTCCGAGCCGGTGCGGCGATGCTTGATCGAGTTGTCCGTGATGGCGAACTCGTCAGCCAGGCCGAACCGCTCGATCTGGATCTTCAGGAGCGTGTAGACCGATTCCGCTATGCGGTTCTGAAACTGCCGAGCGCACAAGACGCGGATGCGGTAGTTCGACGCGAGGAACACCGCGAAGCCCGCCGCATCCCATGACTTGCTCGATGACCGCCCGCCGTAGAGGACCCTGTTGCGTGCCGGGGCTGTCCAGAACGACCGAAGGGCCGGGTTAAGTGTCGGTGCCGCCGTAGAAGTCTGCGAGCGTGCGGGTTTCAATCGGCCCCCCGTCCTTGCCCGTGTGCTCGTGGCGCTCGATGAACATGCCGAGATGCTTGGCCAGCTTCTCCAGGGCGGAGTTCTTGTCCCAGAACTTCACCTCGTGGACATGCTCGACCTTGCGCTTGCCGTTCTCGTCGGTCTCGCCCTCGGGTCGGGTGATGACCTTGATGGACGCGATCGATGCGGCCGTCTCGTCATCCCAGTCCTGGGGGTTGAGCAAGTGGCCGCTCTCAGTGAACGCCTTACGGATGTCCGAAAAGCCGATGCGCGCCAACTCCCGGAGCACCCGGTCCGTCGTGACGCCCGTCCGCTTCTGCGCGGCGTCCTGTGCCTCCGCCAGTGCCGCGGCGATCTCAGGTTTCTTCAATAGCTCGTGCCCGACCGAATACGCGGTCTTCTCGCTGTAGCCGGCGCGGGTCGCTGCCTTGGTCGCGTTGAGGTCAACGAGGTATTCGGCCACGAACCGACGCTGCTTTGCCGTCAGTCCCGCCATTGCGATTTCCTCACTGCGCCTGCCTGACCTTGACCCTTGCGCCGCTTACGACCCGGATCCTGTCCCTGCTCTCCAGGGGGATCTCGTCTAGGCTTGGGCGGTTGGGCTCAGGAGGTGGGGTGGTCACGGCCTTGCGCCTCCTCGACGCATCGCGCCCATGCGCCCGACTGCATGTCGAAGTCGTCCGGCTGCATACGGCGCACGCGGGCGGGGAACGCCATCTCGCGCTGCTGCCAATATGCCAGGGCGTCCATCAGCCCTTCCAGGTGTTCAGTGCAAAAAAACGTACTGAGCACGAAATTATCCTTGGACAATCCGCACTCTGTACGCTACATTCTGATTATCGAAACGGCGGCGACGCCAAACGGGAGAACCCAGATGACCAAGACCACCACCTTCACCGACGCCGCAGGCTGGACCGCCACCGTCGAAACCCGCAACGTACTGGGCGAGCAGGTTCTGAAGATGTGCGCTGACCTCGACGACGTGCAGCGCTGTGCCTCAATGGGCGACTTCCGCATCGTCGAGATTTCGCCGCCGGTTCTGCACATCGGGGCCGAATGAGCCCCGCATCCTTCCGGGCTTGGCGGAAGCGCCTTGGCTACTCGCAACAGCGGGCGGCCGAGGCGCTCGGCATTTCCAAGTCGAGCGTCGAACTGTACGAGCGCGGCTCAAGGCGCGACGACGGCAGGCCCGTCGAGATCCCTATGACCGTTGCGCTTGCTTGCTCGGCAGTGTCGCACGGGCTTCCGCCGATGCAGTGAGCTAGGCTCCCCAGGTGTTCAGTGCAGTTGTGGGGAGGGTGGGGAGGTCTTCGGGCTCGGCAACGGGGCGCTTGACCAGCCACTCCAGAAACGCCGTAAACATGCCGCTCTCGACGAGGAACTCGTCTCTCACCGCCACCCGTTCGGCGAGCTTGACCGGGTCGCTTCCGTATCCGTCGTTCTCGGCTTCCTCACCCCTCTCCGCCGCCACGCGCTGCGCCTTTGCCTCGCGGGATGCGTGGTAGGCGGCGATTGGGTCGGCGCGAGCGCGGTCCACGATGGCCTGCTCGGCAGCGGTGAGCGGCTTCAGCAGGTGCCACGCACACATCGCCGCCTGCTCGCGCAACTCGTCCTGCGTAGTGGCGCAGGTGATGAGGCCCGGCACCGAGGGCGACGTTCCCATCCAGCCCTGCGCCTCTTCGTCCCAGGTCATGACGAGGTCGTGCACGGGCCGGAAGACTGCGGGCGGCTCTGCATTGCTCGGCAGGTCGGCGTAGGTGGGGACCACCGGCGTGCGGGCGATGTCGTAGAGGTCGATGTCCTCGGGATATTCCATCAGAGGCTCCCGGAATCGCGAACGGCCCGCGCGGGGGTGCAGCAGGCCGATATCGGAGCAGTCGGGGGAGGGCCGAAGCCCTCCCCCGGGCGCAAGGCGCCATCCTGCATTTCGGAAATGTACGCCATTGCGATACCCATCGTCAAGCGGCCCGTGCACGACGGCGCGTGTAGCCGAACAGATCCGCGAGGATGTCGAGCCCCTCGACCAGCGCGTCGGCGTCAGTCGCGTCGCTCGGCCTGACACTCGGGTGGTGCGGCTTCATCCAACGCGGCATCCGCTCGTGAACGCAGACGCTGTCAACCACGGTCAGCCGTCGGCGGGACGTGTCCTGCCGAAGCGCGACCACCGCGGCCTGCCATCGGTCGTGCGCCTTGACGCGCCACTCCTCCTCCCCGTCGCTCCCGTCAGTGCCAAGCCCCAAACCGTCAAGGTCTACGGCGGTGATGGGGCCGCGCCCGAGGGCGATGCGGTGGAGCCGAACGTAGCGATTTCCTGCGTCGTACTGGTCCTGCGAGACGATCTCGTTCGCGAACATGATGCCCAGGGGGGTCGTGGTCAATTCTGCGGTCCTTTTACCAGAGAGCCATTCACGTTCAGCCACGATGCGGGCGTTTCCGGCATCGGGTCGTTTCCGTTCCTGCACGAGCTTGCCGCCTGGGTGGCGAGCACCGGCCTTGCGCTTACGGCCAGCCATCACTCGCCCTCGCGCTGGGGGGCGGCGGCGAGCATGGCGTCGTAGACATTGTGGGCGAAGTCCATGCTCGGCGGGTGCATGGCATTCATGCCGGCCAGCTTCTGCGAATGCGTCGGCACCAGCGGCACAGTCACCATGCCGTGCTCTGCGTCGTAGGCTCGGACTGCGGCGATGGACAAATTAGACGCCGCCATGACGTGCCCCAGAATATCCGTCTCCGACGGCATCTCTCCTGTCTCCAGGGCCTCTGCCAATTGCCGCAACATCGCCCCGATGGGGGCATCAATCGCCGCGGCCACGCGCGCCACCAGCTTCTCGTCATCGGCCATTCTGCCCTCCGATACCCGCCTGCTTGCGGGCTTCCTGTTCCACCGCGTCGAACAACGGCGCTCCGTGCATCCCGCGTGGCCGCGCTGGCTGAGGCGGCGGCATCGCTCCCGGCGGCAGCCGAAGCGCCAGAAGCCCGCCCTTGGTCTCGCCACAGTCGACGAAGCCCGCCTTACGGTACGTCCATCCCCACACCTGTTGCCCGCGAACCATCGTCGGCCTGACCTTGGCGCGGTTGACGAATGTCACCATGCCGAGCGATGGCGGCTCGCCGTAGTGGGCGCGCGTCGCGGCAACGGCCTGGGTGATCAGATCCGAAGCAACGCCAGCCCCTTCCGAGCGAAAGGCGGAGCACACCCAGGCGCCAGCCCATGCGTGCTTCACCCACTCGGCCAGTGGGGCTGAGGTGATCCAGAAGCCTCGCCCGCAATCGGTGAGGAAGACCACGCAGCTGCCCGTAGGCGCGAACTGTGGAGACCCGATCTTCTGCCGGTTGTAATGGCGATCCGCGAGCCTCGCAGCCGCAGGGTCCGCGCGATGAGACATGCACCACCTCATCGCTGCACTCCGGCCTGTCGTTTCGCCTCCTGTTCCACCGCCTCCCGGATGACCGGGTGCGCTATCTCGTCCAGCACCACCAGCGCCACGCCACGGCTCAGGCCCTCCACCTGCACACGACGACGCGATGCTCGATGCTCTGCGTCCGTCAGGATCGAGGGGCTGAAGCGGCCAAGGTACGAGCGGGTCATGCCGGGTCGCCCCCGCCGAGCACGTCGTCAATCATCTTGGCGATGATGCCGGCGGTGTCCTTCTTCTCGACCGGTCGCAACTGCGCCAGCATCCACCGGCGGTTGCTCGTCATCCGGTCCAGGCGCGGAAGCAGTTCGGCCCACGCGGGGAACCACGGAGACTTGTCCGCGTGCGTCTTCAGCGCCGCCATCACCACGTCGGCCGGGTAGCGCGATAGCTGCTGCTCCATCACGCCGTACTCGAAGTCGATATCCGCTTCCGAGGACGCCCGGTTTTTGGTGAGCGCCCGCAGCACGGCGAGAGCCTTGGTGATTTCCTCCCGCGGCGCCGGGGTCATCGCCAACTCGACCGCATCACGGGCGGCGTCCAGGTCAGGATGCTCGGCAAGGGCGACGGCGCCGCCATCGTTCGTGCTCTCGAACCCACCGCCGGCCGGGTAGATAGTCCTATACGCGGGCTGCATGGACACGCCGTAGCGCGATTTCAGAGTAGCTAGGAGGCCCGCGTCGGTTTCCGCCGGACGAAGCTGCATGAGCCTTTGGGCCGCGGCGGCCATCCTCGATGTCGCGACGGACCCAGTTGCGCCATGTGGCTGGCCAATCGGTTTTTCGACCAGCCGCACCGCCCTTTGCGATCCAGGAATCCCGGAAGATTTCGGCAGTGGCTCGGATTTCGTCATCGGTGAACCCCTTGGATCTCGCAAACTCGACCTCGGCATCGCCCGGCCACCAATCGCTCGGCAGGCTGGTCGCTTGACGCTTTTCGGGAGGACCGGTCGCGGCGTGGGGGGTATCCCCCGAAGGGGGATGGGGTTCTTTCTTCTCTTCTCTGGCTTCTGGCTTCTGGAGAACGCGCGTAAGTGGTAGCTCGGCTAGAGCTATGTCATTGTTTTCACTCGCGGCCGCGGCATTTTCCGCCTTTTTATTTCCGCCTTTCGCGCCGTTTTCAGCGAGTTTTCGAGCGAGTTTCGCGGCGTTCTCGATCTCTTTTTCGGCGCGAGAGTTGGAGATGACACCATCCCGGCATGTGATTTTGCCGGTCTCGATGAGACGCTCACGGATGGTGTTCCACTTCCTGACAGAGCATCCGCAGACGCCTGCCAAGTACCTCGCGTCGTCCGGTATCGGACGGCCCCGGTCGTAGATCAGGTCAAGAAGGATGCTGTAGGCGCCCTTCTCCTCCAGGCTCATCCCCAACGTGCCGGTGATGAAGTCTGACGGATACCGCTTGTACCAGGGCCTCTCGCTCACGCGGCTCTCCCCGACCGCGTGTTGTCGAAGGCGGGTCTGTCTATGCGCGCTATGAACTCTTCGCGGGCGTCGATGCCGGCCCTGTTCCACGCCGACATCAGGGCTGCGACCTGCTTCTCCTTCGCCTCAAGGTCGTTGATGGGATCGGCCGCAATCTTCACCGCGCGAGGCGCTGGATTGAGCGCGCGACGTACGGTGTCGTCGCTTAAGCCGGTCTGCTCTGACACCTTGGTTACGATGCCCTTCGGGCGACCACGGCCGCGCCTCTCCGGCATCTCGAATTGTTCCGCATTTTGCGGGACAATTACCGACTGCTCGCGGATGAGTAGAAGTTCGGCATATCGCCGAACCTGCGCATCCCTCTGTTCTTTTGAGAGGTCGACGCGATGCAGGTTCTCGGCGATCTCCCACATCTCGCGCTCGGTCTCGTCCAGGCCGACGAAGACGCAGTCGATCTGCTCCCATCCCAGCTTGCGCGCGGCCTCCAGGCGGTGCCGCCCGGCGACTAGGACAGGGCTGCCCTCACCCTCCACCCAAATGCTGATGGGCTGCTGAAGGCCAAGTTCGCGCATGGAGTCGGCAAGGTGCCCTACCTTGCCTTCATCCAACGGCCGATGGCGTTCGCGGATGACGACGCCGTCGGTGAACACCTTGCCGATGTCCATGTCAGATCGCCTTCGGGAAGGGTTCGTTCGGCGTCTGCTCGGTACGCCAGCGGATGACACCGAGCGGGCGACCGCTGCGATAGGCGTTCCACGCCTTGATAGTGAAAGCACCGACCGACACGTCGAGCATGCGACTGTGCGCCGTCAGCCGCTCGATGAGCCTCGTTCGGAGACGTTGAGCCGGGTCGGACTGCGAGGCGATGCCCACGCCCGTTGCCGCTCTCGTGAAGAAATCGTCCGCAGACCGCCGGTCCTTGCGGGCGCAGACGAAGTGCATCGCGGTCATGATGCTAATGGGCGCGATCTTCGCCATGTAGAACGCCCGGCCATAGGAGATCGAGCCTTGCAAGTCGCCGAGGTCGCAATAGAAGTCGTACAGTTCCTGAGACGACGGCCGCGCGCTCGGCGACATTAGCGTGCCGTTGTCGTAGCGCCACACCAGCATGCTCGCCGCGGCCATGTGGTTGTGGTTCTTGACCCCGTAGATTGCGAAAATATCGCCCGCCGTCCGCTTCCTGCCGCGGTCGGTCACTGCGAAAGATGCTCTGGGAATGCCGAAGCGGACATCGGTAGCGAACGGGACGCCAGCCGAAATGCAGGCCCGCAGCCGGTGCTGACCATCGTTGAGGTGGCCGTCGTCGCTGAACTTGATGGACTCGCCGGTATGCTCCCAGTTGCCGTTCAGCATTTCGCGAGCGAGCGACGCGACATGCGAAACAGAGATCGGCCGGTTGTCTGAATTGTAGGCGAGCATCGCCTCGGCCATCATCGGAGTGATGGTCATCATCAGAGACCCTTCAGGCGGGTTCAGGATCAGCTCGGCGAGACGGTCCTGAAACGACGGAGGCACTAGCGATAGCGCTGCCTCATTGCGCGATGGGGTGGCTTTCATTATGGCACCTCGGTGCATAGGTGACGGCCCGCGTAACAGGGCGAGCGCACGGACGCGGGCTGATATCCGTGCCGCCCATTTCAACGACTCCCCCGGTTGACCATGCCGGCCTCTTTGGCGACGGCGGCGATAAACGCGGCGCTGGCGTCGATCTCGTGCTGCACGGTCCAGATGCTGGGGACCGTGTCGCGGGCCTTCAGAGCCTCGCGCTAGAGCCGCAGGGCACGTTCCGCAGGGGTCTCGGTCATGCCGCGTCCTCCAGCGCGACGTACGGCGTCACTTCGGGAACAGCCATGCCGTTCCAGGCGCGCCAGATGTGCAGCAGCAGCCGCTTCTCCATGTACCGCTTGGCGCGGGCGTGGGCCTGACCGGCGGGAATGCCGCGGGCAAGCTCGTATGCCTTGCGCGCGTCGTAGACCGGCCGGTAGGTTCCGGCGGAACGCAGCATCGAGGCGCCGATGTTCCACATGATGGCGCGACGGGTGGGGCTGAACCCGTGCAGGAGCGCCGCGTCACCGGCAATCTTGCGCTGGCGCTGGTCGCCGATGACGGCGAGGCCCATGCGCTTCCACACCTTCGCCGGGTTCGCGTAGGTGGACAGGTCGCCTGTCTCGCCGATGACGGCCGCCAGGGAGGCGATGCCCATGCCTCGGATGCCGTTCACCCACTGCGCTATCGGCAGTTGCCCGGCGAGCTGGTCGAGCCGCTTCTCGGTGGACTTCTTGTGCCGGGAGATGACCTCTCGCGCCTCCAGGAGTGGCGCGCTGGCCATCTCTGCGACTTGGGCTAGGTCGTGCTGCCCCTTGCCGCACATCGCCTTGTAGATCGCGCCGGCTTCGTCCTTATCGCCGCCGCAGAGACGCCGGCAGTTGGCGCGGATCTGGAGCGTCAGGGATGTCTCCGCGCGCATGAGATCCTGCCGCTGCCGGTGAAGCACGCGGATTTCGAGGACGATGGGGGCCAGGACGGGGTTGGGCGTGGCTATCACGGGCGTCGGGCCATAAATGGCCTGTTCCCCGTCCTGGTTGGCGAGGCCCGCGGCCGGCGGCGCCGGTCGAGTGGGTGCCGTGAGTTCTACGGCCTTCCGGTCGCGGGCTTTCTTGGCAGGACCACCGCTCGCGGTCTGCGCTATATCGGGCGACGGGCTGCTCTTATGACTGCGGGCGGTGGCCTGTTTGCGCGAGCCGCGCTTGGGCTGCGCCTCCGATATGGGCGCCGAGAGTATTACGGCAGCCTTGCGCGCGGCTCGTTTCTTCGGGGCGGGCAGAATGTCCATGGGTGTCGACGTTCTGACGGCCCGCCCCTCGTCGGCATGGTTTGCGGGGGTGACGCTTCCATTTAGACCGACGGTCTCAGTGTTGGTACGGGCCGGCAGTTGCCTTGTGGGAGACAGCGCTACTACGGCCGGCCCGTTATCGACGGCGGTTGCAAGATGGTTGTCGCGTGTACCAAGGCCGTCGAAAGAGGTCGGAGCCGGCACTACAGGTCCGGGTGACGATCCATGTAAGGCCGGCTCCGCGGCGACGCAGTTTGAACGGGTGTCAGAGACACTATGGTCGCCGTTTGAGGTAAGGGCCGGCACTACGACATCGGGTGCGCAACGGTCATAACTGGCCGGCCCGTCGACAGCAGCAGATGATTGGATGTCAATCGCATCGCGGCCGTCGAATTCTGTTCTATCCACGGTTTGCTTCCTCCCGCAGTTCTTGCAGGCGGCGCTCGGTCAGCGCACGGCCTACGGTCTTGTCTTCAGGGACGCATTGGGCGACGAGGCGCAGCCAACGGGACTTGTGCCCGGCGCGCTTCTCCTTCGCCTCGTAGACATCCGCGGCGGCGGCAACTTCGCCGCGCGTCGCCTTCTCCAGGACGATCCCGCTCGGCAGGACGGTCGCCAGCAGGATCGCGGCATTGCCCGCAGCCAGGGCGCGGATAGAGGCGCCGCTGTCGTGCTCGGTCGACGCGCGCGGCCCGTAAGGGCGCGGCTCTCTCGGCGCGCGCTCGGTAGCCTGAACCGTCCGCAGGGCAGCCAGGCACAACTCCGCGACATGCGGGCGCGTCAGGGCGGCATAGAGCTTTGCGTCACCGCGGACTGCGATGGCCATGCGCTCGACCGCTTCGGGCAGGTGCCCCATGCTTGTTTCGAGCGCGGTCTTTGCCGCTTGCTCGACCAGTTCGTGCAGACTCACACTGCCTCTCCCCTAGATTTCGATGATCTTGGTGCCGGGGTATGCCGCCTCGACGAGCTTGCGTTTCAGGCGGTACATCGGCGTTTTTTGGCCTTTCACGTCCTCCAAGACGCGGTCCTGGTCGCGGAAGTAGCGGAAGTCCCCGACGTACTTGCAGACGCGCACGCCGTTGATGGCGATCTCGTAGACCGGCTGTAGCTCCAGGTTCCGGATCAGCCCGGCGCGCTCTTCGATCTTCAATTCCGCGTACCGGCGGGCCTCCTTCGCGCTGGCGAAGGTGATGCCGTCGATCTCGGTCTTCCGGGCGCCGTACTTGCCGCGCCTCATGCGTCCCCCCGTAGAAAGCGGCCCGCCGCGCCAGCACGAGGCGGCAGCAGCGGGCCAGTCGTCCAGGCGGGAGGCACCTGGATCTCGGAATCGCGGATTGATGCGAGGATTGCGCGGCCGATTAGCTCGGGGATTTGCGGGACAACGGCGTTACCGAGGGCGCCAGTTCGGTCCACCCGATCGGGAACCCCATCATCCACTCGACAAACTGCGGCTTCGGACGATGCCCAAGGACAGGGCGCCCAAGCATTTCGGTGGTCAGACAGCCAGCGCCATAGCTCGTGCCCAATGTCGGGTTTGTGTATCCCCTCGATTTTCGAGGCGTAGGCAGTAATCCAGACGCGATCTCTGCCGTGGGGGGCGCCAAGGATGGCCGCTGGTAGGCAATCCCACTCTGCATCGAACCCGAGCGCGGCCAAATCACCGAGGACAACTCCGAGCCCAAGGCCAAGGAGACCTGCGCTGTTCTCCACGATGACGTACCGCGGTCGTATCTCGCCAATAAGGCGGGCGTACTCGCGCCAGAGGCCAGAGCGCGCGCCGCCCATGCCACCCCGCCGCCCCGCTGCGCTGATGTCCTGGCAGGGGAAGCCGCCGCAGATGACATCCACGGCAATTCCGTCTGCTGCCAGGCGGTCGGCGGTGAGTTCTCGGACATCCTCGTACTGCCTCACATGCGGCCAGTGCTTCGCCAGCACGCGCCGACAGAATGGATCGATCTCGCAGAACGCGACGGTTTCAAAGCCGCCCGTGCGCTCAAGCCCAAGGTCAAACCCGCCGATGCCAGCGAACAGCGAGAGCACCCGGAGTTTCCCCCGCCCGGCATCGGCTACCTGCCCAGCCGGGCGGGTGTCGGCGCTTTTCGAGCACGGGCTCGTCGGGACGCGCCGGACGGTCATGCGACCTCTCCCGTGGGCAGGCCAAGCTGGACCGCCTTCTTCGGGGGCTCGCGGAACATGTCGGGCTGGCGGTAAGCGGCCTCGATGCGGCGGACAGCGATGTCGAAATACCGCTCGTCACGCTCGATGCCGGTGAACGAGAGCCCTGCCTTGACGCAGGCGACGCCAGTGGTCCCGGACCCCATGAATGGGTCGACTACGCGAGGCGGATTACCGATCTGCGTAAGCGTCCATTGCATCAGCCGGAGCGGCTTCTGCGTCGGGTGCTCTGCGCCGTCCTTCATCAGTTCGACGCGGTTGAAGGTGCAGATGCGAAGGGCGCCGGGAAGGCTGGTGTACGCCAGTTCGCCGTCCGACTGGTTGATCCTCTGGCCCTTGTCCCAGACCAACCACTTGCCGGTCGCTGGCAGGAGGTCTGCGAAGTAGTTGCCGCCCCAAATCACCAGAACGTCTGCGGCGTCTGACATCGCATGAAATGCCGATGCCGGGGGGCGCATTGCATCCCAGTTGCGGAACTCGTAAGCCTTACGGCCTCCGTGCCCGCCAGTGGTCCGCATCTGACCGTCTTTCCCGATGCCGTATGGCGGATCAGTTACGCACGCATCGAACCGGCCGAGCGTCGGGAGAATGTCGGCCATGTCGCCCAGATACAGGGTCGCGTCCCCGATGGCTTCCACGCGGCTCATCGCTCGCCCTCTGCGGTGTCGAGCCAGTGGGAGATGCTGAGCGCGAGCGCCGTCATGCGGGCGGTCATCGCGGCGTCCGCTTCACGCGGTGGAACAGCCGCTCCAGGCGCACGTGACGGCTCCACCAGACGTTCGCCCGCCTCTCCAGGCGCTCCGAGCGCCAATGGCACAGCCGCGACAGCCATTCGATCATGACCTCTCCCTGGTGCGCGCGATGTCGGCACGCAGTTGCTGCAGTCGGGTTTCCAGTGCGACGGCGCGCGCTTCTAGTTCGCGCTGCTGCTCGTCGGTGCGGACGCCTACGATGAGATCCCACCAGCTTTCCGGCAGGGCCTCGCGCAGGCGGTAGAGTGTCTTGAGGCCGAACAGCTCGCGGCGCTGGCGAGCGGCTTTCACCGTGTTCGGGGAGCAGCCAGCGAGACGGGCGAGCGCCTTGTCGGATAGGCCCGCCTCGCGTTGCCAGGACCAGAAGGCATCCGCGCTTCCGGCGTACAGAGCGTCAGGGCTCAACTGGCCCTCCCTCGGGGATGGAGACTTGCGCATCGTTCTCACTCACTGTTGGCGAATGAGAACCGCGACGATTTACCGACTGACAGAGACCAGAGCCTTCGCCCGACGCGCTGCAACGCGGGAGGCGGTTTGTCCGATTACGACGGCCCATAAGAGCGGCCAGCGCCGAGGCGTATTGCTCGGCCTCGATGGCCTCGATGGCCTGGAGATTGGAGAGGGGGGCGGGCATTTAGGCGTCATCCCTAATGATCAGAGCCGTCACCGCCGCACCGAGCATGACTGCCGCCGGGATAGGCCAGCCAGAGACCATGAAGCCCACCGACCCACCCAACAGGACCGCTATCCAGAATCCGTCCACCTACCGCCCCTCCCCATCAGCGACATCCTCGAACGCGCTCTCCGGGGCCTTGGCGTAGACCTCGCTGAACATCCCCTCGAACTCGACGCCGAGGCTCGTGCCGTCCAGGTAGCGGGCGCCCTCGCGAATGGCGTACAGCGCAGCCGCGACGACGATGACGATGCCGACGATTAGGGGCGTCATCGCACGCGCCTCGACCGAATGGCGTAATCGGTCACGTTCGATTGAAAGCCGTACGCCTTTCGGTTGCGCGCTACGGCACTATGGTGCGACCCTACATGTCCGGACAGCTCAGAAGCCGGAACAGGAGGGGAGCCATAGCCATGAGGGACAAGCAGCCGCCAGTTCATCGAACCGCCTCCGTCGTCGATCTAAGCAGCGTCACGCGCGTCAGTCGGGGGCGCGGTTTTCGCCAGCGCCTCCCACGTCACGGAGGTGAGGTTTTGCTCCTCCGCGGACGCGATGATCTTCGGCCACCAGCGCGGGGGGATCGCCCGGCGCACAACCCACTTGTGGGCCGTCGAGGTCTTGACGCCGATAGCGACGGCGAAGTCCTCGGTGGTGCCCCAGTTCGAAATGATGGTCCGGATTGCGCTCATGCCTCAAATCTTAGGACGGAGCGTCCTAAGGCGCAAGTGCCAAATCGTGCCGTGAACCTGGATTTCATCGGTGGGACACTCTGTCCCGCCATGAACAAGCCCCTCTCCGAGATCGAGCGCGAGATAATCGACCGAACGCGCCAAGCCCGTGCCGCCTCCGGCAAGAGCCAGGCCGCGGTTGCACAGGTGCTCGGCGTCCGGCAGGACACCTATAAGAACTACGAGCTTGATCGCTGCATCCCGCCGGAGCACGTGGCGAACTTCTGCATCGTGACTGGGTGCGATGCCGGTTGGCTAATGGGGATGCCGGGGGCGCGTGCGCCCGCCAACATCAAGCCGGTGCGTCGCCGAGCAGCGCGTTCTAAAGCGGAGCCACCCGGCAGGCGCGAAGTCGGCTAACCCATCTGGCATTCCAAGAAGGCGGCTTTCGGGCCGCTTTTTTTGTGCCCGGCGTTAGGACGTTTTGTCCTTGACACTGTAGGACGGTGCGTCCTAAATTCTCTCCATAGACAGACGGAGAGACGCAGATGCCCGCCAGCAAGATCACCCTGAAGCTGAGCGCCTGGGAGCAGGCCGCCATCGAGTTCGCGCTCCAGGCGGCCATCGACGCCGGCCACATCGAGAAGCATTCCGGGAACGCCCTGCTCAACAGGGTTTCGGACGCCGGGCCGAAGTCCACGCCAGTTGCGCGGGCCGCGTGATGGGAGCGGATGAGATGAAGCAGGAGCGGGCGAAAGCGGCGCTCGACCGCTTCGAAAGCTCTTTGATCCTAGCGGCCAATGCGGTCGCCAGTGCCCAGAAGAACATCACCGGTGCTTTAGCCGTCGGCTACTGCGAGTCCGCAGTCAATGGCGCGGTCATGGACCTGCGGCACGCGGCAAACAGCATCGAGAAGGCGCAGAAAGACTTCGCGCCGTTCAGTCAGGCCTAGCGGCGCTCGCCGCCTAACCCATCGACACAGGGAGAACACCGATGACCGAGCGAAGCGTCGAAGACATCCTGAACGACCGGGACCTTTCCCGCGACGAGGTTGTCGATCAAGTCCGCCGCATATCCGGCCCGATGGACTGGCGCCGCCGCCATGTCGCGGATTTTGTCATCGGTGGAATTGTTCGCGATGCCGCAGAACGGCGGACAGTCATCGACGCCGTTCTCTCCGACCTCACCTCCCTCTGACGGTTCGGTCTGCCGGGTTCGCCCGGCTTTCCCAACCGCCAGAGGGAGAGGGCGATGGACGAGACAGCCTTTGCCGAAGACTTCGATCCGTGTTGCGACGGAGAAGTGCTGCGGGTTCGAGAATACCGCCAATACATCCTTAATGGATACCCCGCTGGGGCGCGCATCCCGCGGCAGGTCCATTACCAATGCGCCAAATGCGGCTCACCCGTGTCAAAGCGTAGTGACGCCGCTCCGGATGTCGACCTTTTGCGCGACGACAGGAACGAGATCGCTCGCCTCTCAAAGGAATACCCGGATGTCGATTAGCAGCTTTGCCCGTCTTTCGACGCCATCGGAGATGGCAGCAGAAATGGATCGGCGCGGATCGGTCATTGAGCGTTTGGAGGTCGAGCGCGACGCGCTTCTTTCGCTCGTGAAGCGCTTCGTCGCCCTGCCCGGCGGCGCGTGGCACCCGGAGCGCCATGCTGCCGAGGAAGCGGAACTGATGACGGACGCGAAGGCGCTGCTCGCGACCCTCGCCACCGGGCAGTCCTGACATGCGCACCGTGGACGAGATCCTGAGAGATGCGGAATGGAGCCTCGATACCGAGCAGGGTGTCGGCAAGGCCATGCTCCGCGCCTTCATCGGGCACATCACGCCGGCAGAAATTGCCGAATGCCTCACCAAAGACCCCGCCGAGCGCGCCGCCCTTGTCCGCCACATGACCGAGCAGAGGGGGAAGTGATGGATATCTGCAATGAGATCGAAAACGTCGCAGGCGACCTGACCGACCGTGTATCGAATTTCCCTGGCCCGACATGCCCAAAGATCGACGGGCTAATAGCCGACCTAGCGCCAGTCAGGTCTTGGGTCGACTCAATGTCACGACGCGATACGGAGTGGGTCGCTGACAATGCCGTCGATGTTCTACGCGGCTTTGCAGAAGCGGACCGGGTCATTTGGGAAATGCCCGGCATTCTTGAAGAACTCCGTGAAGCAAATGATGCCCTGCGATCCGCGCTGCACGAGGCTCTAGACAGTCGGTCATCGGCTGCTGGTCGGCTGAAGCAGATCGCCAAGGACTTTGAGCCCTTCGCGTGATGGTCGAGCAGAGGGGGAAGCGATGAATCACCACAGTCCCATCCGCCAGGACGACAGCGACGTGGCGCTCGGCTTCCACCGGGAGTTGACGGCCATCCGCGCGCGGGTGCTGGCGACGAACGCGCAGACGACCGAGGGCGACAACTGCTTCGACTGGCTGGCGCGCGGTCTCCACGACGTGCTGGGGGACCTCCAGTCGCACATGGACGACATCCCGCACCCGAACACCGACACCGCCGACCCGCACCGGCTGGCGGACCTGCATGCTTACCAGCGGAGGGCATGATGGACGACGTGAAGCATACGCCGGGGCCGTGGCGGCCTGAGAAAGACGGCCATTTTGGCAGGTTCACCATCTATTCCGATGGCGCGCACGATGTGCCGCACTTCGCGGTCGCCAGAGATGTGGAGCCCGAAGACGCTCCTTTGCTGGGGGCTGCGCCTGACCTACTGGCCGCTCTGGTGGAACTCTGCTTCGCAGCACGCTTCGTAGACGACGAGGCGGTTAGCGACGCGCGGGACATGGCGGACGCCGCCATCGCCAAGGCGACCGGCCGATGACCCCCGTCTACTTCCCCCCTCCTGCCCGTGGATTGGAGCGTATCGGCATGCGCCGTCGCTACACCGTGATTACGCACATCCTGGCAGTGGTCGTGCTGTTCCTGCTCGCGGTGATGGGGGGCTACGGGATTCTCAAATCCGCCTCCGAGCAGCAGCAGCGCTTGGAGCAGACACAGGAGCGCCACCGATGAGCGATCCGGCAGCCGGCACCACCAGCGTCATGGAGTGCCACCACGAGCGCCTTGCGGTGTCGCCGAACCGGGAACCCAAGCTCCGCACCATTGCCGAGGCAATCGAACAACTGCCCCACCGCGCCGACCTGCGGGCGTGGGCGTACGGAGAGAGGAGGGCAGCGTGATGGACGACATGGGCGGAACTAGGCGTTGTCCGTGCTGCGGCGGGGGCAAGGCGAAGGTTTATGATAGTCGCGTTCGCGACAGCATGGGGACGATCTGGCGACGCCGGAAGTGCCCCGCGTGCTCGCACACATGGTCGACCTACGAAATCGGGGCCGCCGAATATGAGCGGATCGAGGCCATGTCCGCCGCGATTGAGCGGCTACGACTGGCTCTCGACACAACATCCCCGGTGTCCCCATGACCCCCGAGCAGATGGCCACCGCCCTGCGCGACGCGGGCTACACGGTCCAGGCGCCGCCGACACCCACGCAGGTGATGGAGCAGCACGCATCCGTAGCCGGGCACTACGCCCGCTGCATGGCGGAGAAGATCGACGCGCTGATCCCCTACGTCGATGCCGACACCCCGGCGACGGACTGGACGCGGGAGAAGGTCACCGAGGCGTTCGTGGTGCGGGCCGCGCTGGACCGCCTGGAGGACGCCCTGAAAGCGCGTGATGCGCGGAAGCCGCGGAAGCAACGGAGGGCAGCGTGATGGAGCAGTGCAGCCGTTTCGGGAAGTGGTTTCGCTCCTGCCACTTCGAGCCGCGATACGACATCGGCGCCCCCACCGTGCATCTCCAGAGGGCACGGGGATGCCCCCCAGAAGACGTCGCCAAGATACTGCGGTCGTCTTCCACGAAGACCTATGCGGGGGATGTGTGCACGACCTGCGGCGCCTTCCGCCCGCGGCCCCCGGTGCAGTCATGACCCGATACATGGCCCACGAAGCGGAGGCAGCCGCACGCCTGAAGGAAGCGCTCCTCGCGGCCGGCTACGAAGACGAGGACGCCATCAACGACACCGTCGAGGGCGAGACCTCGCTGAACGAACTCATCGTCGCGACGCTCTCTGCCGCCGAAGACGACGGGTGCATGGCGGCGGCCCTCGCCGAGCGTATCGCCACCATGCAGGAGCGGAAGAAGCGCATCGAGGCCCGCAAGGATGCCCGGCGCACCGCGGTGCTCATGGCGATGGAGACGGCCGGTCTGCGGCGCATCGAGGCCCCGGAGTTCACCGTCACGGTCGGCCGTAGCGGGGCGAAGGTCGTCATCACCGACGCGGCCGCGATCCCCGACAAGTACGTGAAGACCGAGCGTACGCCGATGAAGGCCGACATTGCCGCCGCCCTGAAAGCCGGCTTCAGCGTTGAGGGCGCCATGCTCGGCAACCCGACGACGACACTCACCGTGAAGAGGTCCTAATGACCAAGCCCGCGACGATCTTCGACAAGCTGGCCGCGCCCTTCGAGCCCAAGGATGTCGAGTGGCGCGTCGGCAGCACGACCAAGGACAAGAGCAAGGGCATGGCCCTCTGCTATGTCGATGCGCGCGCCGTCATGGACCGCCTGGACGCGGTGTGCGGCCCGGCCGGGTGGCAGGACCGATACGAGTTCGATGGGCCCCGGACCATCTGCTACCTGTCCGTGCTGCACGACGGCGCTTGGATCACGAAGGCCGACGGCGCCGGGGATACGGCGGTCGAGGCCGAAAAGGGCAGTATCTCCAGCGCCTTCAAAAGGGCGGCGGTGAAGTGGGGCATCGGCCGGTACCTATACGACGTGGCCAGCCCATGGGTGAAGCTGAACCAGTTCAAGCAGATCGAGCCGAGCGAGTTCGACCGCCTGCGTAAGATCCTGCCGGCGCGCATCGAGGCTGCCGAGGACGCCCCGGAGAAGCCCGCCGACAAGCCGGTGGAGCCGCCGACCGAGATCACGACCGCGTCTGTCTCCGTCCCAGTCCCTCACAAAAACGACAAGCCCGATTGGGCCGCTTGGCTGGTTGCAGTCGGCGGCGCCATCGACGGCACGAACGATTACCGCGAATGCCTGAACCTCCAGAAGGAGTGCGAGGCCGCGCGGAAGAACCTCTCACACATCAAACCCGCGCTCGCTGAAAAGCTGGCTGCCCGGTTCGATGCCCGTCTGAAGCAGCTTGCCGGCGAGGAGGCCGCATAAATGCTTAACCGTTGCGAGTTCATCGGAAATCTGGGGAAGGACCCAGAAACGCACACAACCCAGGGCGGCGACAAGGTCGTCTCCTTTAGCCTCGCCGTGACCGAGAAGTGGAAGGACCAGTCCGGCGAGCGCAAGGAACGCACGGAGTGGGTGCGCGTGGTCATCTGGAATCAAGGTCTCGGCGGCGTTGCTGAGAAGTACCTTTCCAAAGGCTCCAAGTGCTTCGTTTCCGGACAGATGCAGACCCGGAAATGGAAGGACCGGGAAGGCGTCGAGCGGTATTCGACTGAGGTCGTGCTCGGCAAATTCCGTGGCGAACTGGAGCTTCTGGACGGCAAGGACCGCTCCGACGACACCTCATCGTCGACATCCTCATCCGAGGCATCGAAGGCCGAGTCATACCAGACCGACCTAGATGACGATATTCCTTTCTAATCAAGGAGTTAACCATGGTTGAGACCGAGTTCTTTTTAGTCTGGAACCCCCGCGGGAACAACCCCTCTCGCCGCCACCAGTCGCACCAGTCGGCGAAGAAGAGGCGCGACGGCTGGCCCTCGGCAATCCCGGCGAAGAGTTCTTCGTCCTACAGGCAATGTCGGTTTCCCGGCGCATCGAGCCCGTGACGACGGAGCGATTGGAGCCGTGGGGCGAATTCGCCGCATGACCCGCCGCCGCCTCACGCCCCGGCAGCGCGCCGGCATCTTAGCCGCCCACGGTGGGCTGTGCTGGCTCTGCAAGCGCCCTGTCGGGTGCCGGTGGGACGTGGAGCACATGGTTGCCCGCGCCCTGCTCGGCAGTGAGGCGGACGACAACCTCGCCCCGGCGCACCGCACCTGTCACCGAGTGAAGTCGGCGGTTGACGTGGCGATGTGGGCGAAGGCGGAGCGGCTGCGGAAAGGCCCGAAGAAACCGAAGGGGACGATCCGCAGCGCGGGGTTCCGGGGCTGGCGCAAGTTCAACGGCGAGATTGTCGAACGGAGGATTGAGCGATGAGCGACGTGAAGGCGGACCCGGTCCTCGACATGATTGCGGACAGTGTCGCCGAAGTTGTCGATGGCGGTTCCGGGCACTGGCGATCCTGCTCCGGCTGCCATGAAACGGACCAAGGGCAGGAAACAGGCGCGTATCCCTATAGCCAGACGTTCCGCTGCTACATCGGGGCAGGATGTAGCGAGTGCGGCGGCATCGGCGCGGTGTGGGACAACATCGATTACGCCGACTTCGCTGAGTCCTTCCTAAAGGACGAGTCGTGAGCGCCCCCGCAGTGATCCGCGGCACGCTGTCCAACATGCAGCCGGTGAAGACCCGCGGCGTGTGGCAGCTGCAAATCGAGGTGCCGATAGAGGACGCGATGCTGGCCATCGAAGCCTTCGGCATCCCCGTGCCCGGCAAGGAGAAGTGGGTGGCGGTGGCGCTGCTGGACGCGAAGGCCGCGGCGGCTCCTCAACCCCCCGCCCCTGCCGAGCCTGAGAAGCCGAAGCGCCGGTTCCAGGACCTGCCCCGCAGCCAGCAGGCCGGCATACGGTGCGGCGAGACCGAGTTCGTGCAGTGGCTGGACCGTCGCTTCCACACGATGTTCGCCCAATGCGGGAACAACGAGGAGGAGTTCGTGCGCAGGTACTGCGGCGTGACCAGCCGCAGCCTCTTGGACGCGAAAGGCGGCCCGGCGGAGTCTTGGGACGAACTGAACGCGCAGTTCCTCCAGGACATCGGCCGCATGGCGCGCGACCCGAGGGACACGGCCGCATGACCGAGCCCCACGCCATCACCCGCGCCAGGGAGCGCTACAACCTCGACCTGACCGTGGACGACCTGCTCGCCATCTGCCGGCTTATCCGCAACGGGCACCGGCTTTACCTCCGCCCTGCCGACGACGGGTGCGAGGAGTGCGTTGTCAGCTATGCCGGCGTGTGGCTGCCGCTGATCTGGTCGATTGAGAAGCAGTGGATCGTGACGATCCTGCCCGCGACGCATCTGCCCTTGAAGCGGCCCCGTAAGCGCATCCCGCGCCGGTCGCCGCGTGACTTCCGAGAGGTGGCGATATGAGCACAGAGCCGGCGACGGATGAGGAGATGAATGTGTGGCGGTCGGCCGCGGAACTCCGCGGAGACGCCTACGTGGAGTTTACGCCGGCTACAGTCCGGGCACTCATCGCCCGCATCGACGCAGAGCGGGAGGCGCGAGAGGAGGCGGAGGAAGCCCGCCAGTCGTGCCACCGGAACAACCTGACACTCGCGGCGAAGATGTACGAGGAGAAGGACCGCGCCACTGCCGCCGAAGCCGAGCGCGACACCCTACGCGAGAGGGTGCGGGCGCTGGAGGGGGCGCCGAACCTAACTCAGGCGTGCGAACCGTGGAAATTCCACGTTGGCGAACCGCCGGGAGACGACAGCCCACTATCTTCCGTCTACGGCGCCGGCATGCACTACACGGAAGAACTGCTCGCCAGTCTCCTCGGCGTCACTCACTACGAGCCGGGCGATGGTAGCGAGGATTTCCGCACTGATGCCGGCGAAACGCTGATGAACATCCTCACGGCAGCCGGGCTGTATGACGACGAGACGGGTCAGTTCGCCGCCCTCACCCAACCCGAGGAGCAAGGCCGATGGACGGTGAGGGTGACATGCCCAACGAGATAGGCGCGGCCCTGGCTCGGCTTGCCGCTGAGTTTGGCGCAGACAATGCGTCACGCTGGCTTGACAACGACCGACGTGATGGGCGCGTTTTTCTGGTTGAAAACGGCGCGCTGCTCAGTCTCGACGCTGCGGCGTTAAATGCCCGCTACGAGCGCGTGCCGGCCGGAGACGCGCTCCTCGGCACACCGGAAGGCAACGCGGCGGTGGTCGCCAAGCTGACCGAGATGGCGGAAAGCGTCGGTGTGGTCTTCGTGCCTGATCCGGACAAGCTGGCGCGGTGCGGAGGCGTGACGGCCGGAGACGCGCGGGAGGCGCTGGCTCCAGAAAGTGACGCCGAGTGGGAACTGGAGCAGCGGGCATTTCACGCCGCTAACCGTCGCGATGTTCCTGAAGACGTTCGCCAAACAGTCAAAGACCTTTGGCGAGAAGTTGTGGCGCGCGAGCCCGCCGCGCTCTCCGAAGGAGGCGGGGATGGTTGACCTACCGGCACCGGAGCGGCGGGGACTGCCCGTCTACCTGGGGCGCAAGGAGATCGCCGACCTGTTCTGCACGTCCGTCGGCACCGTGCGCAACTGGCTCGCCAAAGGCGTACTGCCGCCGCCGGAGATCATCGGCCGCGACCCGGCGCTGGAGCGATGGAGGGCCGACGCAGTCATGCGCGCCGTCGGTGCGGAACTTGACGCCGTTCCCGTGAGCCGCGCACGCTCGACTGACCCTGACGAGGCTCTGCGAAGGATGCGAGATGCGGAAGACGAAAGGCGTCGGCGTCAAGCTGGTGCGAAAGGTGTTGGCGGACGGGACCGTCAAAACCTACGCCTACAACCGCGGCGAACCGAAGGCCAAGCGCCCGACCACGCTTGACGAGCTGATCGTCCAGTATCGGGTCAGCCCTGGCTTTCGAAGCGCCAAAGAAAACACGAAGAAGATACGCCTGCGGGCATTCAACCGCATCAGGGGCCTAGGCGCCTTGGCGGTGACCGACATACGACGGCGGCATATCATGGAAGTCCGCGACAGCCTATACGACCGGCCGGCGCTCGCCAACCAAGTGCTCGGCACCCTGTCTGCGCTGCTCACCTTCGCGCGCGACCGAGAGATCGTAGAGCACAACGTTGCGCACGGCGTGAAGCCCCTGGAGACCGGGTCGCGCGCCCGCTGGAGCGATGAGGCGGTGCAGTATGCGACGACGCCCGGACGGCTGCCGGAGCCGCTGCGGCGGGCCGTTGTTCTCGCGCTCTACAGCGGCCAGCGGCAAGGCGACTGCTTGGCGATGCCCTGGAGCGCCTACGACGGAGAGGGCATCACGCTCCGGCAGCAGAAGACCGACGTTGATCTATGGATTCACTGCCACTCGACGCTGAAAGCCGAACTGGATGCGTGGAAGCGCGAGGCGCAGTCGGTGCGCATCCTCGTGAACGAGCGCGGCCGGCCGTGGCCCCTGGGGAGCAACAGCTTCGCGACGACGTTCTGGCGTGAGGCGCGAGACCACGTTGCCCTTCACGGGCTCACGTTTCACGGGTTGCGGCACACTGCGGCGCACCTGCTCGCCGAGGCGGGATGCTCTGAATTCCAGATCATGGCTGTCACCGGCCACAAGTCACTGGCGACGGTATCGCACTACACGAAGTCTGCACGGCAGCGCGGGTTGGCGACGGCGGCCATTCTCCAAATGGAAACCGCTGGCAAATCACCCGGCAAGCGTTTGAATAAATAGGCGTTCGATGTTAGTGTTCTATAAATCAAACCCCTGCTTGGGCAATAGCTTAGAAGCGGCAGTTTCCGCAATATTGCCAATGCGCGATGGAGTTTCCAGGATGCCTATCCGTCCAGAAAATCGCGGGCGCTATCCGAAGGACTGGCCGGCCATCAGCAAGCGCATCCGCTTCGAGCGTGCTGGCGGCCGATGCGAATGGGAACAGGACGGCGTGCGCTGCGGCGCCATGCACGGCGAGCCGCATCCGACGACCGGCAGCAAGGTCGTCCTGACCGTTGCCCACCTCGACCACATTCCAGAGCACTGCGACGACGACAACCTGCGCGCATGGTGCCAGCAGCACCACAACGCCTATGACGCGCCGATGCGGCGGGCCGGCATCCAGCGGCGGCTTCGGGAGCAGATGGCGGCCGGCGACCTGCTCGGAACACCGACGTAGTACATCTTGTACTCGGGCCGGCTAGGGAAACTGCGGTTTTCGGGTCGGTGAAAGTCTAACTGTTAGAGAGGGCGATATGGCGGACCGGCCTTGGCGATGTTCCGCCCACTTCGGCGACCGCGGTGTTCATGGATACTGCGCCAATGGATTCTTCGTCGGCCCTGCATGCGATCCCATGCTGGAGCCGAACGCAGAGAGCGCGCGCCGTTTCCCGCCAATGTGCTGCGACGAGAAGCGGACGCTGTTCTTCTTCCCGGAAGGGAAGCCGCCAGAGCACTACATCAACAAGATGCGGAGCCTGCGCGCAGATATGGAGGCCATCCCATGACGGACCGCCCCATCAACCTGAAGGCGCACGATGTCGCCGCGATCCTGGCGGGCAGGAAGAGCCAGCATCGGGTCGTGCTGAAGGACCAAGCGACGTGGGAGCGTGTCGGCGATGCGATCCTGCGGAGATATCCCCGGCAGAAGTCGGGGGTGCCCTATCAGCCCGGAGACCGCCTCTGGTGCCGGGAGACGCATCGACTCACCGATTGCCCCTGCACAGAGGCGTGCCGCGGCCCTGGTCACGTCTGGTACGAGGCGGATCGCAGCGGGTACCGGAACGTCTATCTCAACCGCCTCCGCCCTTCGACCAACATGCCCCGCTGGGCCTCCCGCATCACGCTGCTGGTGAGCGACGTAAGGGTATTGCGGCTGCAAAGCCTGAGCGAGGCGGACGCCATCGCTGAGGGGATACTGGTCGGCGAGCCCATGCCGGAGGTGCCGGACAGCGAGGGCGATATCTACCACGACGGCGTGACGGACCCGATTGACGGATGGACGCGCGACCCGGTCGAAGCGTTCGCCAACCGCTGGTCCGCGACCCACGGCCCGCACGCCTGGGACCGAAACCCGTGGTGCTGCGTCCTCACCTTCCGCGCGATCCTTGCGAACATCGACGCGCCGGAAGCGCAAGCGGCATGACCCCGTGCAACACAAGGAGAGCACGAATGGCCGTAATCGGATGCTACTCAATAGACCTGTATTGTGACGCAGGTGGAGAAGAGTACGGCGGAAAATGCCCACACAAGTACATCCTCGCCACCGTGCAGTTTCAGGCCGAGGGCAGAAACGAACGCGAGTGCCTAGCGAAAGCCCGCAAGGCTGGGTGGAAGATCAGCCGGGACAAGCGGCGCGCAACATGCCCTGGATGCGCGGGGAGCAAACAAACCATTGCCACGCCATTCGATATGCACCGCATGTACACAGGAGAGCACGATGACCGCTGAAACGCTGCGCGCACTCGCGGCGAGGGTGGAGAGGGCCGAGAAGGCCGAGGCCAGCGTCGCGAAGCTTGAATCCGCGCTCGCTCAGCGTCCCGATGATAAGAACATCGCGCTCAATCTCGTGTCGATGCGACGCTTCGCTCAAGCGTGCAGAGCCCGTGCCGCCATGGAGGACGAGAATGCCTGACCGCACGCCCATGCACGAAGCGCTTATAAGGGCTGGGATGACCTACGTGGGCGCAGAGCAGGCCGCACGGGTGGAGAAGGCGCTATGGCAGACGATGGAGACGGCGCCGAAGGATGGGACCACGATCATCGCGTGGTGCGTCCATGTAAACGCAAGATGGGCAACCGACGAAAGCCGCTCGGACTGGGAGGGGCCGGTAGTGGCGCATTGGATTGACCACAATGGCGGCGGCTGGACGTGGCACGGACACGCCGGGCGGTTCACACATTGGATGCCGGCGTTTAAGCCAATGACGGCGCCCAATGCCGATTGAGATCCGCAGCCCGTCCGGGGCCATAGACGAGATCGTGCCCCTGAAACGCGTAAAGGCCCCGGCCGAAGCCGGGGCGCAGGAGGTGGGGATGCGAGGTTACAATATGGGGCCACCGAGCGCGTCGTGGTGGAAGATGATGCTCGGCATGCAGGACGACGCGCCGCCGCGCCGGCTGGTCATGATCGGTTGCCGCTCTGAGTACACCGACGACTGCATCCCTGGGCACGTTGACGAGAGCCCGGCGAGCATTATCGACGCCGACTCAGTCAGGCCAGACGGGTCCTACACCGACTCCGACGGCGTCTACTGGTACCCGGACCCGCCGCCGCCACCCGTCCACAAGCCGAACGACGACGGCTATAGCTGCGTCTGGCGGCGCGCCACCTAGCGAGTGGCCGGCGGACCGCAGTTAGCGTCGATGGCGGCCTGGAGCGCGCCCACGATGGCCACGCGGTCCTCCGTCATCTTGCCGCCGGCCTCACGGTAGGCGGTCCACTGCGCGAGGGTCAGGCGGTAGTTGGCGCAGCGCTGCTCCAGGGTCGTCCCGGTCGTCTCGGTGATGCGCTCGGAGACGGCGCCGCAGGCGGACAGGGCGAGCGCGAGGGCGGCGAGGATTGCGTATCGCATGGTCAGGTCCTTTCGCGGGTGAAGTAGGAGAACGCGGACTGCACGGCCCACACGATGCCGCCGGCAAAAAACACGGCGACCTCGACGGGCATGGGCTCGTCAGTGACTAGGCCCCAGCCCCACAGAAGCGCGAGCGGGGCGCCGACCACGGCGGCACCACCGCCGGCCGCCATGCCGGTGCCGACCTTGCGGGTTGGGGTGGCGGTAGGCTGGTCAACGGTCATCGGAACCAACTCCATAGCCAGGACAGAGAAAAGCCCGCGGCGGGTGCTGCGGGCTGGGTGGGTTCGGGGGGTTCGGGTTCGGGCCCCGGGTCGTCTGGTTGTCGGGTGGGACCCGGGCCCGGCAGAACGTCAGCCGCCATGGCGAGCGCATGCGTACGGACACCGTCGACGCGGTCGGTCCAGCCATTGCCGAACGTCTTCCACGTCGAGAGCTTGCGCAGGAACGCCATGCGCTCGGCACAGAGGCCGCGGATCACGTCACCCGGGTCGGCCTCGCGGATCTCCCGAATGGTGATGGGCCCCAGCACGCCGTCGTCGGCGATGCCGAGATAGCGCTGCACGCCCATGATTGCCCGGGCGGGCCCGCTGTTCACGGCGTAGTCGAACACGGCGTAATCGATGCCCGGGGGCAGGTCGTCGCCGCGGACCGCGTCCCAGTATCGATCGTGGTAGATCGGCGTGACGCTCACCCGGGTGAGGGCCCGGACATCGGCGTTGGTCGCCGGCCTGCCCAGCCAGTCGGACAGGGTGCCGATGGTGATGCCGAGGTTCGTCGCTTTTCCCGGGTCCTTCGGGTTGTTGACGTATCCGCCCTCATGCGCGAGCACGAGCGGCAGGGCCCGGGCGAAGTTGCCGTATGCCATGCTTGCCCTCGGGGTTGTGGGGGACTAGACTCTTGGGTGCTGCGGCGGGGACTGGATGCTCGGCAAGTAAAAATTGCTCAGCGGTTCGATTCCGCACCCGCCGCAGCTTCAAGACACACAGAGCCCCGACTGCCTTCCCGGCGGCCGGGGCTTCTGCTATAAGGGACGGCACTGCACGCGACACGGTGAGCCTACTTGCCGTAGCACCGGGAAACCGGGAGCGTGATGCGGGACTCAGTAGCCCCCTGAAAAGCAGATTCCCCTCCTCGGCATGCCCGGTGGAATGAGGCCCCGCTTCGGCGGGGTCTCTGCTTTTCAGGGGCGTGCCTGCCCCTTCGGCGCCTTCCAATCCGGGTCCTGCTTCAGCGTGATTGTCCGAAGGTCGTCTACCTGCCGGCGCACATCCCCGACTTGATTCTCAATCCGGTTGATGTCCCGGCGGATCGACTGCTCCAAAAGCCCCGCATCGGACTTCGTGAACCTGTCCGCCGTTCGCGCCCGCAGTTCGGACTGGATCGAGGCAGTGACGTTCTCCTGCCCTTCCAGCCTGGATTGGATAGCCGTTACCTGCCACTTCATCTCCTTCGAGGCGTCGCGCATCTCGACGAACGCACCCCACGCCTGAAACAGGATCGCCCCCGCAATGGGGATGCCGATGATCTGCATCGCGCGCGCCAGCAACGTGACCTGCACGTTGTTCGCGAGTCTGTCGAGGGTCTGCGACAAATCTTCCTCCCGATGGCGCTCCGGGCCAATCGGGTCAGGCACGCCCCGCCCCAATTGCCGCGAACTCGCCTGTGCCGTGGGTCACTTGCAGGAACACGCATGTTCGCGCGTAATTCCCCGCAGCTTCCGTGTCTGGGAGCGTTCGTGCCATTCGGCCTCTCCTGCGTGGAGGTCGTTGGAAGTCCGAAACCCGGCGGGTGTTAGCGCACCCGTCGGGCGTAGGCATGGGTTACGCGGGGACCGGTAGCGCGGGGTTGACGATCAGTTGCCCGCCATTCGTCGAGGTCCCCTTGACGACCGACGACCCTATATCCTCCCAGCCCCAGGTCTCGATCCTGCCGTAGTCGGCAAGCGCGGCCGTGGCGCAGTTCACAGTGAGCGGACTGTAAGCCTTGATCTGGGACTCAGCCGGCGAGGTACACGTCATACCCAGGACCTCGTCCTGAATGACCGGCTCATGCAGTTCGCAGATGGTCCCGACGCCGCCTTCGGCCTCCAGGATCGAGTTACGTACCGAGACGCCCCACTCCCGATGCCCGCGCGTCACAAGCCCCCACGCCTGGCACTCGGCGCCGCTGGCGGGCGTCAGCGCAGCCTTGCTGTATTCGGAAAGAAGGCCCCGGATCGTCAGAATGCACTTCTCATGCGGAGAGCACGTGTCGTCCTTCGCCAGACTGCCGGCGCAGTCCTCCATCGTGGCAACGGTCTCGCGATAGTCGTCGGGCGGCTCCGGCAGCGTCTCGTGGTGGAAGCTGTAGATGTCGTTGCCGATCTGGGTGCCGTAGCAGCGGCGGATCGTGCCGCGGCTCACGTCGCCTCGCCACCCGTTGCTGAACGTGCCGTAGACGTTGCAGTCGTCAATCAGATATTCGCCCATGTACTTCATGTTGAAGGCGACGTTGGGCATGTAGACATCGATGCCGGCGAGGTGCACGAAGCCGGACTGGCCCAGCACGCCGCCGGAGAACGCTGACAGCGCAGAGGCTCGGTAGATCGTCCAGTCGTTCGGATCCTCGTCATCGGGCAGGTGGACATAGGCCGTCCCGCTCGACCACAGGAACGTGCCCTCAGCGGCCGACACGTCCAGCGTGCTGGTGGTGATTTCGGATAGGGCATAGTTCGGCGATCGGTAAGCGCGGCCGCGATGCATGGCGTGGCGCGTCGCCGCCGTGATTTCCGACTGCGGCATACCCTCGACAAAGATGTACACGCCCGGATCCGTGACGCTGGCCGCTTCCCAGACGTTGGGGCGATCCGTCGTTGGAGTCCACGGGCCGGGGATCTCGACGCCGAGATGCACCACCGGCTTCGCTTCGGGCAGCGCGCGGATATGCAGGTCGACTGCGCTCGCGAGGCTCGTGGCGCTGGTAATCAGGCCGGACGTAGTCCAGAGCGTGCCGCGCCCGGCCAGCTTCGAGATGCCGGCCGTCCAGGTCTTCAGCGGGCTGGTGTATGTGCCGTTGTCGCCGTCGTCGCCGCTGATGGGGTCGACGTAGAGAGAGCGCGGCGCCTCAATGACGGTGAACGGCGGGCGGAACGCAGCGTCTTCCGTGCCCTCGACGACGCAAGGCCAAGAGATCTTGAGCACCGACGTGCCCGCCGCCTGCAGATAGATCAGCATGTGGTCGGCGTCGTCGTCATCGTCCCAGGCTTCGGCCGGCGGCGACCACTCCTGCGGCCCGGTGACGGTAAGGGACGTGAGCGTGATCTGGCTGGTATCGGTGCCGACGGTCGCGTTCCCCGACGTGCGCTGGCGGAAGATGATGCGGCTCTGGTCGCCCGTGCCGGTCTTCTCCTCAATGACCAGCGAGACGCGGAAGTTGGGATCCGCGAAGTTGGCGCGAGGAATCTGGATGGTCTTCTCGCCCCCTGTGATCTTCATCACAGTGCGCCGGTCGATGGTCTCCATCGTCATGGTGCCGGAGCCCACCCAGAGCGACGGGTCGGTCAGATAGCTTCCGGCGATCTTGTTCGGCCGCATCGTGGCTTCGCCGAACGCCCGGATATACCGCTCCAGCGGCTTGAGAGACGGCCGCGCAGTCGCCGACGCGCCCGGAGCGATCGTCACATCGCCGACGACCACGGCATCGCCCGAGACGGTCGGCGCAACGACCAGAGCGAACGCGACCGCACCGGTCTCGCGCGCGATGCTGGCGAGGGTGCGGCGCGACGCCGTAAGCGCGCCGGAGGGCAGACTATCGGTATCCGCGTCGATCTGTGTACCGCTGGCGTTGTACTGCCAGATGCGCACGTCCTGCCCGGCAACGGCCGCCTTGGTGACGGTATAGCCCAGCGAGATCGTATCGCCGTATTTTGCGGGCCAGGGGATGAGCGGGCTGATGCCCGGCGCCGACGCCACCGAGAATGCCGGGCGCCCGCTGATGGTCGTCCTAGTGGGCTTGGTGCCGGTCCAGCCGATGGCGGAACGCATCTCGGGATCCGGCCACAGGTTCGGCGCAGCCGACGCAGCAGCGACGCCGGCCGTGGCCAGCGACATCGCCGTGAGGTTGTCGACCAGCGCCGTCTCACCCTGCCGCGCGTCCTCGACCTCCGAAACGACGGCATCGGCAGCAGGATCGCCGATGCGCTCCCATCCGGCCGGGCTGGTCGACCATCGGAACTCACCGGTATTCGAGACGGTGCCGCCGACGACCGGGTCCGTGTGCGTACCGGCGTCCGCAGTCGTCTGAGCAAGCTGTCCGTTGACCGTGCCGGTGACCGCCGCCAGTTCCGCCCACGTCGCGAACCCGATCTTGCCTGTCGTCGTGTCCGTGATCCGCCCGTCGAGGACGTTGATCGCGGACTGGATGCTGGCTTCTGCCCCCTCACGCGTCGTCCTCTGGACGCCGTTCACTACGGAGACCGGAAAGGTGATGATCGGTGCGGCCATTTAGCTCTGCCCTTTAGGAGGTAGTGGCGCTGACGACGGCAGCGAAGTCGGAAGTCGTGCCGTAGATGCCGGTGGACCTTGCGAAGTAATAGCGGGTCTGCGGTGTGCCGAGCCCGGTCTCCGTGTATTCGAAGACGAGGTTTTGCGAGCCGTAGATTGTTCCGTCCGGCAACAGGGCGGCATCGGCGATGTCGCTAGTGTCGCTCCCCCAGAACTCGATGCCCCGGAACGCGGAACTGTTCGGCGACGTGAAGCTGACCGTGATCTGTGACGAGCCGCCGGTCGCCGAGCCGTTGTAGGGCGGGTCCAAGTCGACATCGGGAGCCGTCGCCACGACGTTTGCGGCCTCCACCCATTCGGATATCCGCAGCCCCGCCGGCCCACTGCGCGAGCGCACGCGGATGTCGTAGGAGGCGCCAACCTGGACCGGGTAGATGTAGCTGTAGACCTTGTCGTCGCCGTCGAGTTCGTCGCCCGTCAGAATGCCGCCGTCGATGTAGGGCTCGTCGTCGACCGCATACTGCCACTCGTAGCCGTCAACATCCCCGTCAGCCGGGTCGAACGCGAACTTGATGCGCGGCTCCCCGTTAAGGGCGGCCCCCGAACCGGTCGTCGCTGTTATGGCCCCCGGTGGCGCAAGGTCTGGACGCGCTGCGGTGAACGTCTCCGTGACGATCTCGACCTCATCGGCTTCCGGGTCCCACGCGTAGTGCGACTCCTTCTCCTCGCGCAGGGACACCTTGCAGCGCATGGCAACGCCGCCGTCCGGGAAGCTGTCCTGCGTCCATACAGACGCGTCGATGCTGTCGACTTGCCAGACATGGTTTAGCCGCTCGAAGCCCGCCGGCAGGTCTCCCAAGGCGTTGGCGCCGGCAACCAGCTTGATGGCGCTCGGCGGCAGCGTGCAGCGGAGGCGGCGCTGGCTCTCGGCCCGTAGGGCGGTGATCTTCTGGATCCGCTGCCCCTGCGTGACCGACGTGACGAAGTTGACCCGGACCTCCTTGATCCCGTCGTCGCCGACCAGCGTCTCCGCACCCTCGACCAGCCGCAGCGGCAGTTCCGCTTCCTGCCAATCCCGATCCGGCGCGATGTACTGGACCTTGACTGCGCGCGGCAGGTCGCGGCCGGGCTGCAGCCGCGTCAGATCGATCCCGCCTTCCTCCAAGAGGTCCGTGATGGTGTAGACCGGCTCCCGATAGGCTCCGGCCGCGTAGCCGAGAGCGGATCCGATGCGGACGACCTGCCCGGCGCCGGCATCTGCCATAGGCGTGATCTGGTCGAGCAGTTCGTTGCCATTCCACACGAGCACGCCGTTCGTCTCGTACCGCGGCTCCGGCGTCTCCTCATACTTGCGCTCGACTTCTTCGTCGGCGATGTCGGCGCCTTCGGTGAAACTCGACAGGTGAAGCTGCGTGTCGGCGTACCGTCGGATCGGATTGCGGCGGAGCGCGTCCAGAACGCAGAGCGCCTGGTTCGCGCTGTAGGTCCACGTGGTCTCGTCGTCAGGGTCCTGCGCCTCATCGCGCGGGTCCCAGACCTTTGACCAATCCATCTCAAGTTCGATGTTCGGCGGAGTCGCCGGCCACCGGTCAGTGCGGCCATTTGCTCCGCCGGCGTGTAGGCGGCACCAAAGGACCGTGCGGCCGCGCCATGCGTCCGTCGCCTGAATGTACTCAGGGATCGCAGCAAGGATCTCTGCCGGTGGCCCCGTCTGGTCGCCTAGGCCAAGCCAGAAATGCGCGTCCTGGTCGCCCCATCCCCCTTCAAGGTCCTGCGCGGTCGCCAGAGCGCCGGAGCCGTCAAAGTCGAACAGGTCGCCGGTTAGGTCGGCCTCGCGCTTGTCGATGAACAGGCGCAGATTGCCGCCGTCGCTCGGGCGGCTGTTCATGATGTAGCAGATGTAGAGGTCACGGCCCTTAACCCGGATGGGGGCGGGCGACCCGTAGGTGCGGACGTGGCCGTAGACGAACCGGTAGGGCGGCCGGCTGTCCGGGATGGACAGATCCCGCTTTACGTCCGGCACCTTCTGCTTCGGCACCTTGACCAGCAGCGCGGATGCGAGGGTCGCGGCGATGCCGATGCCGGCGGACACGATGAGCGCCGTGGTCGCGGAGAACGCCACCGTCGAACCGAGCGTGGCCGCGCCCGCGATGAGGCTGATGGAGATGGGATCGGCCGCGGCCGGCGTCGTCCAGATGACGAAGACGAAAGCCGCGCTGGCGAGCAGACGCTTACGGAGCACGCCAAGCCCTCACCGCAACGGCCCCAGTCGTCATTCCCGTCAGCGTCTTCCCAGCCCACACGCCCGGCGCGACAGCGATGACCAACGCCAGCCCGCCGTCGTGCTCGGCAACGCCGATATCGCCGGGGTCGCCTGCGCCCTCACGCAGCCCGGCTTCGCGCGCCAGGGTCTCCGCCATCGTCACGAATCCCCCCATCTGCCGGATGATCCGATAGGCGCCGATCTTGCTCCGGTAGCGGCCCCGCAGCGGCTGCATCGGATCGATCGCATGCAGGCGGCTGAACACGTCGCACGCCCCGGTGCAGCAGTCCGCGAAGCCCCATGCCCATGGCCGGTCCATGACCTCCATTGCGTTGGCGAGAACTATTCCGGCCATTTCAGCGTCTGCCCCTCGGCCTCGGCGTTGATGGTCAGGCGACCGGCCGTGTCTTCGGCGTGGCCGACCGGGCCGCCCGCCAGCAGCGCCGCCATCTCTTCAGACGGCACCGCGCCGTCGGCGTAGATCACGGCCTCACGGACGAACGGGTCGGTCATGTCTTCCGGGATCGTCCAGCCGCCCCCGCCGGTGGTCGTAACGTCAAGCCATGCGGCGTCGTCTTCCCGGCGCTCCAGAACGTCGTAGTCGCCATCCGAGAGGCTGACGTCGACCTCATCGGCCAGGCGCGTCACCGTCGATGCGGCGGTGGGGATGTATGACGACGGGGCCGTGCCACGCTCCAGTTGCCCGCCCCAAAGCAACAGACCGGACGACCCGTCCCCGGTGTAGGAGTTCGACGATGCGTTGCGCAGATCGAACCGGAAGCGCACCGAACTGTCGGAATTGGTCGTGCCCGAAACCCAGATCCGATACCAGCCGGTGGCGGCCAGCGCCTCGATGCCGGCGGCGTTGTCGGCGAAGGTGCCAAGCAGCACCGAGGCGCCGCCGATTATCGTCCCAGTCGCCAGATCAAAGTCGGCCCGGACCCCGTTGCTCGTTGATGCCCCGTACATCAGCAGCCGGCAGGCCGAACGCTCGGCCGCCTTCACGAACACGGACTGGCACCAGTCCTGCGCCGCGGTCGCCTTGGTGACGACCTGGACCGCGATGTGCGTGCCGGCGGCCGCTGCCTCCATCAGCTTGTCGGCGGTCGTCGTGCCGTCCGGCGCCGCAGCAGCGTCCGCGCTTACCGTCGCGCCGACGATTGTCCACGTCGTGTTGAATTCCTGCGACCGTACGAGGCTGTTGGTCCGCTCCTCCTCTACGAGCAGGCCACGATCCCCAAGCCGCGCGGCGCCGCTCGCGAAAGACGTGATCGCCCCGTCGGCACCGGTGTAGGTGCCAATCGATGCCCGCGTGATGGACACGCTGCCGGGCAACGCCGACGCGCCCACGAACTGGAGATAGAGGCTCGGCAGCGTCCCTTCGGCAGGGTACGCCCGCGCCTGGTCCTCGTAGGTGTGGTAGACCTCGGCGAACGAACGCTGCGACGGGCCGCTAGCGAGACTGAGGCGCACGCCCCGGAGTAGCTTCTTCGTCCCGTCTTCCTCGGACACCTCGACGGTGTCACTGAGGGCGTCCATGTAGCCGTCGTAGATCGCGAGAGGATCGCCGATCAGGACGTTGCCGCCCCGCTCGGTCACCACTCCGAAGTAGATGATCCCCCTGCGGTTTCGGATGGGCGCTTCGAGCTTGTCGTCCAGGTCGTCCGGCAAGCCGACCAGCCGCAGCTGTGCCGGAGAGGATGCAAGCCCAAACGATTCCTCCGGCAACGCCACGCTGCCGAAATCCCCGACGCCAACCCAATCCTCGCCGTCCCAATCGATCGTGCCGACGCCCGAGTGCATGCGCAGCTCGCCGGCCGGCCAGTCCAGGTAGACCGTGATGACGGGATAAAAAAACGGCTCCGAAAGAGCCGTCAGGAAGTCGGTATCTACGTCGCGGACTAGGACCATGGGTCCACCTCTACGAACCCGTCAACCTCATCCTCGAAGACCTCACGGAACGACCAGTCGTAGTACCAGTTGGCGCCGACCGGCTGCGTCGACCGCGGCAGGCCCATCGGCTTGAAAACGCCGGTATCGCTGGCGTTCATCGTGATTATGCCGTCATAGGGCAGCGCCGAGAAAAGCCGCACGATCGCCACGCCCGACGCATCGGACCGCGACGGCGCGATGACCTGCGCGACAGCCCCGGTGTCCGCCGGATCTTCTTGGACCTTCACGAAGTCGCCCGGCCGCGCGACCAGCCGCGACGCCGGTAGCCCGGACACAGTCACGATATCCCAGCCGCCCGAGGTGCCCACAACGCCGGTGAGCGGGACGTTCGAATACCAGACCAGCGTCTCCGGCGGCATGGTCCATGTCAGTTCGCTCCCGCCAGAAGTCCAGCCGAGCGGCATGCTTTCGAGCGCCGCGCGGTCGCGTATGGCATCGAGGTGCCAGTTGATCGGGAAGCTGTAGAGCCGCACCGCGTGGATGTTCGCGAGGAAGCGCTTCAGCACCTCGACGTAGCCGGCGCCCATGTTGTTGGGGTGACCGAGCGCGGCGACCTGCAACGTCGCCATGCGCCGCTTCCTCTGAGCCGCGGACGTATAGTCCTTGCCCGTCGTGATGGATCGGCTGACCTGGACCGGCGCATCTTCGGTCCACTCCGCGCCCGTCACCGGGACCGGCGGCCATGTGTAGACGTTGATGGTCATCGGAGCGGCCGCTCCTGGTTCGCGGCGTACACGGCGCCGACGCTCTCCTTGACGATGCCCGGCGACTTCTGCTTAACCACCCGCACCGACACGTTCTCCGCCGTCTGCGTCATGCGGGCGTTCAGATCCTCGGAGAGCGTCAGGGTCAGAGCGACCTGCTGCGCCTGGGCGCCCATCGGCGAGGCGTCGTTAGCCGCACGCAGCTTGTGGTTCGGGATGATCCTGCCCGGCACGTCCGGCTGGAACCGCTCCGGGCCATTCTCACCGACCATGTACCAGCGCGATGGGTCGACGGGACCGCCGTTGGCACGAGGCCCGCCGTAGGACGTGTAGGAGAAGCCGGCACCGCCGGCCCCGGTCGTGTCGCCCCGCCCAAGCGAGAGGCCCGGCGACGCCGTGGACCCGCCGAACAATCCGGTGACGAACGAGAAGCCCTGGCTGATCAGGCTGCCGAGCAGGCCGCCCTTTCCGCCGCTGCCGCTGCCGACGTTCTGGACCTCCAGCAGCTTGTCGATCAGATCGTCCAGGGCCTTGTTCGTGATCCGGTCCAGTGCGCGGGTCGCCGCGTCACCGAAGGCTTCCCACGCGCTATGTCCCTGCTGGAGCCCGTACTTCACGTCCGACATGAAGCCGCCGATCAGCGCCTTCTGCTCCCGCAGGTTGTCGTTCGCCACCTTGTCGGTCACGTCGCGCACGACGGCGGCTGCGTTCCGTTCTTCCGTGAGGCCTCGGTACTTCTGGACCAGACCTTCGACCGTATCGCCCTGGATCACGTAGCCGCGGGCGACGGCGTCCTGCAGGTCCTTTTCGTAGGCCATCACGTCGGCATTCAGCTTCCGCGCGTCCATAAGGCGGTCGTAGGCGCCCTGGCTGCGGTCCAGAGCGTTGATTTCCTCGCGCAGCAGATCCGGCTGCCGGACCAGTTCGTCGCCGATCCCCATCAGCTTCGTGCGCGCCTCGTCGGCGGCCTGTGCGGCTACGCGGAACGTCTCCTCCAGCAGCTTGTGGGCGTTCGCCAGATCCTTCGCCGGCAGAACGCCGCTCTCGATCGCCTCGCGAAGCTGGCCGGCACGCTCCAACCACGGCGCCACCGCCTGGGCAACGTCGCCCATCTTGGATAGGTCGAACGAGTTGACGGCGCTTTGAATGCTCTGCATCTCGCCGCGGATCTTCTCCGCAGCGCGCGCGGCCTCGTCTGCTGCCTTCTTCGCCCCCTTGTCCGGCTTGTCGTTGGCGCGGTCGTTCGCCATGGCACGGGTGCGCAGGTCGCCGAAAGCATCCCACTTGCCGATACCGGCCATGCGGCGCTCGTGATCGGCGTTGGCTTTCTCGACGGCCTTGGACGCTTCAGCGCTCGCGCTGGCCATGGCGTTGGCGAACGATGCCGACTGCCCGGCAAAGATGTTCTGCGGACGCCCCAGCGTCACCGTCGACATCTTGCCGAGTTCAACGCCGGGGATCTTGTTGACGAGGTCGATGAGGGCATTGATGCGCGAGATAGCCCCGTTGACCATGTCCTCGATGCCGCCGATGACGTTGTTCACCGTCTGCATCGTCAGGTCGCCGAGAGCGCCCGGCAGCAGTTCCCAAGCCCGCTTGATCATCGTGACGCCGGCATTCCAATAGGCGCCCAGCACCTCGATTTCCCGTCGCGTCGAACTGCCAAACGCAGCCCCGCTTCGCGCCATGTCGTTGAACATGTCGCGCGCGAGGTCGCCCGTCTCATTCCAGAAGGACGAGAACAGCGCCTTCACCGTCTCAATTGCCGGCTTGAACGCCGACTCGATGCCGCTGCCGAGCATCTGGAATATCGCCAGCATCGTATCACCCATCGAGACCGTCGCGCCCTTGGTCTCGTTGATCTCGCTTCGCAGCGCGGCGACACCCACCGTCAACGTCCCGATGACCGCGATAGCCGGCCCTGCACGCACGACCATGCGCGTCAGCATCGTCCCGGTCTCCTGGAACGCCCGCGCGACGCCGCCCTCCTCCGGCCCGTAAATCTGCGCGATCTGCGGCCCCTGCTGCATCAGGATGAGCAGCGGGTTCATGCCGAGGGCCGCAGTCTGCGCCACGTCGAACAGCTGATAACGGAGATTGCGAAGCTGGAATGAAGCGGCCTCTACGCCCGTGCCGCCGCGCCGCATGGCCGCGTTGTTCATGTCTAGCGCGCCGGTTGCCCGGTTCACCGCCCCGACCTGTGCCGTATACTGCGCGTTCAGCCGGTCCAGGGCCGCGGCCTGTTCCTGCGCGGTGATCGCACCCACCCGATGGGCGAAGTTGATCTGGTCCAGTTCGGCTTCGTAGGCCTTCGACACGGCGAAGACCGGGTTGTACTTGGCTCGGAGTCGGTCAAGTTCAGCCCCGTAGGCGTCGATGTCGGTGCCGCGCGACGTGTTGGCGCCCGGCGTCATGCGACGCTCCGCCGCGGTCAACTGCTCGATGGCCTGCATGTGGCGCATGGCCGATGTCGCGGCCCGGTCGTTTGCGGCCCCCATGGCGTCCACGACCCTGGTCGCGTCCGTCGCCTCGACCACCAGCCGGTCCACCGCAGCCGCCGCACCGGTGGTGGCGTTCGTCATGCCCGTGGTCGCGGCCTCGGTCGTCGTCGCCGCGCGCGAGGCACCGTCCAGGGCTTTCCCGGCACGCTGCGCAGCCCCATCGACGGCGTTCATGGCGCCGCTACCCTTCATGAAGCCCGCGGCCATGATGGACGTGTGCCGCTCGATGTCCCGCAGGATGGCGGTGACGGCCTGCATCGAGGCCGACATTTCCTTGGACGCCGCCGTAACACCACGGGCGCCGCGCTGGGCTTTGCCCGCGCTGTCCGTGAGCTTGTCCAGATCGATCGCGGCTTCTTCGGCCTGCTTCGACTGGACCTCGAAACCGAGGCGGGCGACGGTCATATCTGCTGCGCCTCGTAGTTGCGGGATAGGGATCGGGGATGAAGGCGATGATTTTGGCGGCGACGCTGTGCGGCTTGGCGACTGCCGCAAATGCACTGACGGCCGAACAGCAGGCCGCGGTGAACCTTGCCGGCTGGCGCCTCACCGTCGCCTACCACTGCGCCCCGGCGATCAACGACGCGAAGCCGTATGCGAGGGCAAAGGCCGATGTCCCCAAGATCCTCGCCGATGCCGGCGTCACGTCGCCGACAGCGGCAGAGATGATCGCCGCCGTCGAGCGACAGGATCAGGGCACCACAAGTCCCGGCCCTCGGCTCTGCCGTGACCTCTTGACGCCGCAATAGATGCTGACGCTTGATTGATCCCCACGAACGGAGGCCTAAGGATGCGCCTTTATTGCCTAATCGCCGCCGCCCTGATTGCCGGCTGTGTGCGTACGCCACCGATAGCCGCCGCCGGTCCGGATTCCGTGACGATTGAACAGGACATCGTGCTGGACGACCCCGATAAGGTCGAACCGCAGGCGCAATATGCGTGCGGGCAATACGGCAAGATCGCCAAGTTCCGGTTCGAAACGCCCGGACAAGGCGTCAGGAACCGCGTCTATGACTGCGTGGCGAAGTAGGCTACCCGAACAGCGCCTTAACCAGCGCCGGAGTCACTGGCTGGCCTTCGACGACATCCGGCTCGCCGTCTTCGTCACGGCGCGCCATACGATCCAGCCAACGAAGCCGGGATGCCTCCATAACGTCGAGCGCGTCAAGCTCCCAACGTCGCAGGCGCATACCGTACATGCGGGCGTAGGCGTCGATTTCGCTCGGGCTGATCGCGTTGGCCCCGTAGCCGTTCCCCGTGCGGCGCGCGTCGAGCCGCCAGAAGACCGACCACGCCCGATCCCCCGCCATGGGTATGATGGACGCCCTGCCGTCCTGGCGCGCCTCCACCGCCCTCCGCAGGGCCGCGATCAGCCCTTCAAAAAACGGGCGCGGCTGCTGCTCGCTGCGTCGACTTGGTCACGGATGAACGGGAACCGCTGATACAGCTTCGTCGCGTTCTCTTCCGAGTAGGCCAGTTCCTCGCCGCCGACGACGACGCGAGGCCCCCAGCCCATCGTGACCTTGCCGAGATACTTGATGGCGTACTGCGCCCGCTGCCGGAGTCCGGCAATGGAGTTGTCCGCCTCGTTGACCATCTCGTCGGCCATCTGCTCGCGCGCCTGCATCGCTCGCTCGCTGTCCGGCCCGGCAACCTTGATCGTGAAGCCGAGCGGCTTGCGGCCGTCCGCCGAGAGGATCTTCACGTCGATGCCGTCTTCCTGGCGCCTCTGCATCTCGTCGAACTGCGCGAGGTCGACCGTATCGCTGGTCTTCTTGGGTTCAGCCATGTGGCTCAGGCTCCTTAGGCGCCGGTTGCGGCGGCGACGGGCACGATGTTGCTGTTGATCTCGATGTTGAAGTTCCGACGCCGCGGATCGTTGGCGCCGCCGCCCTGCCGGGCCTGCGACATGACGATGCCGATGAACAGGCTCTCCGAAGGCGTGGGGGCCGAACCGGTGAGCGGCGCGTCGTTGTAGGTGATGCGGAACGGGTAGTTGTCGTCCGTCTGCTCCGCGGCGATCATCGCGAGCTGGCCGGTGTCGTCGGCGACCACGTCGAAGACGTTCTCCATCGAGCCGGCGTTGCGCGTGCCCTTGGCCTTCTTCGTTCGCGCGCTGCCGATCTGGTCCGACGTGACGAGCGCAGCGGCGTCGCCAACGGCACCCATCTGCACCCAACCTTTGACCTCGGTCCATGTAACGGACGTGAAGTCGGCGGCGTCGAATGCGTCATCCTGGTCAGCAATCGCGGCATTGCCGATGAAGAACTTGCAGCCCGCGACGGGGTACATCTTGGCCATTTCGGGCACCTTTCATGAAAAAAGGCGCCCCGAAGGACGCCAGTGATTAGACAGCTTGTGCGGGAGGGCGGTGGGCTAGTCGTAGACCTCGTAGTCGATGGTCACCGGCACCATTGGGCCGGTGGGCTGTGTCATGCTCTCTGCAACGTCGGGGCGCTTCGTGATCCGCACCGCAACGTCTTCCTCGACCAGGATCAGATCGGCCGGGAAGTGATCTGCCACGGCGCATGCGACCCTCGTTGGGGCCACGGCACCGACGCCGGACGGCCAATGCACTGACACCTGCAAGAGGCCGATGAAGCGGTGCGCCCCGTCCGAGTTGATGTGCTGGCGCTCATTGCCGTTGGGAATGAAGACTCCTTCGAGATACTTCCCGTCTGCCGGCGCCGTGAAATTTCGCTCGGGCCACGCAATCCGATCTGTCAGGTCGGGGATCAAGGGATCAAGGTCGACCGTGGACAGTCGCGTGAACAGCGCCTCCATGATCTTCGCTTCCACGGCATTTGCCACTCGGCTAGTCTCCCGTCCCGATGACCGGCCCCAGGCGCCTCACCGATGACGAGGCCTACGATCTCTTGCATGCGGCGTGGCTCGCGCTCGGCAATGCCGACGGCGAGACGGTGCGCGCCGACACGGCCCTGAAGGCTGCACGGCGGGCTCTGCGACTGCTCCAGCTAGGCTTGCTCATGGCGGGTGAGCAGAACGCCGACCGCCTCCCGACTATGCGAGACCCAGACGGCCCTTGAGTTCGGCTTCCTTCGCCGCAACGATCTGGGGCCACTTCTGCGCGGCCGTCCGCACGAAGGCATCCGGCGGCTGCCCGCGGGCGCCATACTCGCGATGCGCTGCGTAGGCCGCCGTGTAGCCCATGAATATCGTCTGCCCCAGCTTGGCCCCGTTGATGACCGCCGAGACCTCTTGACCGGTGTAGGCGTACGTCTGGCCGTCCACAGGCTTCGACGTAGGCGAGATCGGCGGCATCATCGACGTGGACGCCATCAGCGAGGCGCGGAGGAAGCCGGTCTTGATCCTCATCCGACCGCCTGCCCCGCGCGGCTTCTGCGCCTCAGCCTCGACCGCCTGGATGCTCTCCCGCCAGATCGCCTCGATGGCGCCCTTCACGTCCTCCGCCCATTCCCCCACGGTAGCGGCGAAGCCGTCCATCAGGCGAGCCACGCCCATGAGCGGCGGGTCGCTACCTGCCACACTGTCGTTGGCAGGATGCCATAGCGCCTCGCCAGCGCAGCCCGCCCGACACTGTCGTATAGCTCCCTGATCTGCCTCACGTCCGCCTCGGTCAGCTTCGCGGTGTTGATGCTCGAGCCCCTGCGAACCGTGCCGTGATCGATCTTATCAGCCTCGTTCTCGCTTGCGGTCGCCCAGCGCAGATGCCGCGGGCTGACGCATCCCTCGTGGCCCTTGCCACAAGAGTGCGAGGCCTGATGCGCCGGTGTGGGTGGCTCACCGTGCGCCAGGATGCACATCGCGCGGGGTGCGCTTATGTTGGAACCGTTCAGGGTGGTTACCCCGCGCCCATGGTCGCCAACATGAAACGGCCATCGTAGGCAATCCTCGCCTCTATAGTCCTTGTGAGCGTCCATCCACTTCTGAACATGCCGATGGCGGGGGTGCAGCGCCTCGTCAGAGGCGTCTCCGCGCTTTTTCCAGCGGACGTAATGCTTCTGGCAATACCCTCGCGAGATAGACGCGCGCTCGCACCCGTCAGCCGCACACGCTCGAAAAGGCTTCCGCACGCACTCCCGAACCGCCTTGTCGGGCAGCGGCGGACCACCCTTCTTTTGGGCCGCCCTCGCTCTCTGGTAATGCATCGCGCACAGCGCCCGAGCCAGCACTGGCTTGCCGCAGTCGGGGATCCCGCATATACGGGTGGTAGCCATATCGACGCTCCATCGTCGTGTTGGTCAGGGCCGGTGCCGGTGTTCCACCACCGCATCGGCCCGTCTATTTTACGCCGCTCTCTGCTTACGCGCCAGCGCGCCGATCCAATCTACGCGGTATTCCAATACACATCTACAGCCGACCGTCTCCAATGCCGGCGCCTTCGGGTCACCGGGATGCATCAGAACCGCGCCCGATGGGCTGTGAAACACGCCGTCCATCGGCGCCGTCTTCCCGTCCAGGACCGCATGCGTCAGGCGCACCCGCGCGTCGTGGGCGCTGCGCCAGATCTTCTGAATATCCTGCGCGTCGATCTTGCCCTCGGCGATCTGCTGCCGGATCGCGTCGTCGCGGGCCTTGTTGAGCGCCGTGAGCGTTTCCGTCCGCGCCAGCATCTCGCCGCGCAGGTCAAGCAGCCGATCCGAGTAGCGGCCGACTATCTTGTCGACCATCGCGGCGTCGACCGACTTACCCTCCTTGATCGCCTTCCGCACCGTCCGGTCGAACCGCTTATCGCGCCTGGATCGCTCCAGATAAGCAGTAAGGTCCTTGGGGTCCGTGGATAGCAGTTCGGCCCGCGCGGCCGTCACATAGCGCTCCTGGGGCGCCGTGAGGCCGATTATCCCGCCCTCTCTGCGGTTGGTGGCACGGTTCACCCTGCCGACCACGTCGAGAGCCGTCTGGCGCGGGTTGCGGCCCGCCTCCAGCCCCGTCGTGAGGTGCTGCCGGATGGCCTCGCGCTGATCCTCCGCAATGCGCGTCACCATGGTGGACGAATGCTCCCGCAGGAACGCCTCGCCAGCCGGGTTGCGCACGCCGAAGCGGAACACGACCCGGTTGCCGTCCGGCCCCTTCACCAGCGGGAAGTTGTCGACCGTCGCCTGCCCGCCGCCAAAATACGCCTGCTGGAACGCCCGCTCCAGGCCGGGGAAGCTGCCCGCTTCGATCTGCATGGCGTCGACCGCGCCGAACACGTCGCCCCGCTCCAGGAACTCGATGATGATGCGCAGGACGATGTCCGACTTGATCTGCTCGATGGCCTCAAGGAAGGCCTGCCGGATGGTCCCCTCGTACTGCGCCAGAAGTTCGTCGAGAAGCTGCTGGTCGGTCTTGCGCGGCATCAGATTGCGAGGTCAATTTCGTAGAGCAGATCCACCCCCGCCGGGCTCAGGGGCCGCACCTCGATGATGTTCTCGAATACCGTATCGCTCGCCACGTCGGCCGCCTCGATGCCAACGGCGATGGTGTCGTCATCGCTCGGCACCACCCCGGACACCGCCACCAGCAGCGTGCGGCGCGGCTCTCCGATGAGCGCCCCGTCGCGGTCGCGCTTCTGGTTGATGGTCTCCACCACCCGCAGCGTCGTATCGGTCGGCGTCGGATCGCCGGGATTCCAGGGGTCGCCGCCGCCGGCCGTCATCTTGCGGAGCGTGGCCGGGCAGCCCTGCGGCTGCGACACGTCGCCCACCGACGCGATTGCCTCCGCGACCTCTGCGGCGACGGCGGACCAGTCCTCGCTCATGTCAGACCGCCAGCACGGTTGACCAGATGCGCGAGGTCAGCAGCGGCCACAGCAGGCCCTCGATGACCGTGGAGACCGGCACATTGGCGCCCTTGCCCGAAGCGTCGCCGACTACCTCCCACTTGATCTTGTCCACCTGCGTCAGAACCTTGTCCTGCGCCGCGGTATAGGTGCGGCCGAGCGAGCCCGGCTTGCCGGCCTCGATCCATGCCGCCTCGTATGAGGCGTGCTCGACGCGCGTCGGGACGGCATTGCTGGCGATCGCGTTGCCGTAGACATCGGTCGCTCCGGTGCGCGGCCATGCCCGCTCCTGGTCGATGCCGCCCGTCGGAGTGCCCGGCCACCGTTCGGCGTAGGTGCCGTCGATGTAGACCGATCCGCGCTCGCGCAGCACGGCCGCATCCGGCGCGCTATCGGGAAGGGTATAGCCCCTCGCCGTCAGCCACGCCGCGAATTCGGTGTCGTCGCCATAGCCCGCCATCGGTCAGGCCTGCATCTCGTCCCAGACCGCGTCGCGCTCTGCAGCGGTCACATGCTCGAACTCGTCGCCGAGCAGCGTATTGATGGCGTCCACCTGCGGCTTCCCGGCGCTCGTAAAGTCGTCCTTGCCGAGAGCCGCGATGGTCTCGCGGATGGCTTCGTCGCGGCCGCCGGGCGCCTTGGACGCCTCCCCGCCGCTGATCTCGAAATGCCCCGTCGTGAGGGCATTGCGATACTCGCCCTCCGACAGATCGATGTCGTCCCGCACCTCGCCGGGCTCCAGCAGTTTGAGCCCGGTCGGGGTGTGGATGCCGCGCGGCCCCGGCGCGATGTTCTTGACCGTGTAGGCCATGTCGATCTCTCCTTTAGCCGCGCGGTGGTTAGGGTTAGGAATCCAGGATGCCGTCGAGATACCGGACCGCCTTGGGCAGTCGGATCTCGGTACCGCCGGTCCGCAGGATGCCGGCGACTTCCCACGTCATGGACGACTTCTGGAACGGCGGAAGGAAGCGATGCGGCATAGGCAGGTGGAACCGCAGCACCTCGGGATCGCGGCGATAGACGACCGCCCGGCCGTCGCCGCCCGGATCGGCCGTCGCAAGCGCCCGCAGTGCGCGCACCGTCAACGGCTGGCCCGTCTCCGCCGTATAGGCGTTGTTCGCCAGCAGGAAGTTGAGGATCGTCGTGTCGGACGTGGACGACCGCGGCGTCGAGGCGAGGTACTGGAAGATTGCCGTCGGCAGCAGGACCGTGTTGGCCATCTCGGTTTCCTGCGTCCCGGTGTAGATGCCGGTGATGCCGCCGTTGATGTCGGCCAGAATCTGGTCCGGCGTCTTGGCCGCCCAGAAGGTGGCCGAACCGGTGCCGTTCCCGGCAACATCCGCCGCAGTCACGTTGGCGTCGTTGATGAGGCCGGTCCAGTTCTTCTCGGTGTTGCCCGTCATCGCGATGTTCCACAGCATCTGCTCTGCAATGCGGCGGGCGGCGCGGGCCTTGGCGTCGCTCATGTTGATGCCTTCGAGCGAAGCCACAGAGATTTCCTCCAGGTTCCACTCGTAGCCGATGCCGGCCATGTGGAAGCCATGGACGAACTGCGTCTTGGACACG